TCTTCAATAAAACTAAAACTTCCATTGTGATAAATTTTTAAATCACCACCAGTTCCAAAAACTGCTTTTACATTATCTGCAAACTCAAGAGCATCATCTGATTTATCAAAGACTATGTTACCATTAGCACCAGTAAATGTTACGTCATCATCAAATAAAGCAGTATCGCCAACATGAAGTGATGCTGTTGGAGTTGTTTGATTTATACCAACCTTACCATCTTGAAGAACTGTTATGGCTTCTACATCAGTTCCAGTTTGATTATCCATGAATAATGAAAAAGAATTATTATTACCTGTTCTTGAACCCATGTATTTTATAGTAAAACCATGTGTTCCGTCTGATGCAGTTGATGCTCTTAAAACACCTAAATCAGCACTAGCAAGATTACCTGTGGTTTTTATAGCAGTGCCACTTATTTGAGATAAATTTATTGTTCCAGATGTGGTTAATCCAGTTAGTGTGCCTACAGATGTAATGTTTGATTGAGCCGCACCTGTTACTGTAGCGGCTGTACCACTTACGTTACCAGTTACGTCACCAGTTACGTCACCAGTTACATTACCAGTTAAAGTACCTGTAATAGTAACACCACCACTTGTGGTTTCTAGTTTTTTTGAGTCATCAAAATATAAAGCAGCATGACCATCATCTCCCCCAAATTCTGCTATGTTATTACCATTTGATCTTTCTATAAGTAAATCATTAGGATTGGTTCTGTATATAATATCTACTGCGTTAGTTGAACTCGTATTATCAAAAAATCGTATAAAATTTGGACCACCACCTGTAATACCTATAACGGGATTTGACGTATTAGAAGTCAAAGTTACACTATTATCACCATTTAAGGCAAGAGCTTTAGATCCCGGCAATGTACAAAATATATCTCTTGTGCCAGAACTCCAACTTACAGCATTGTTAGAGTTTGAGCTTGATATAATAGTTGTACGGGCAAGGGTAGTACCAGAAGAAGCAAAAGTACCTAACCCTACCTCAAAATCAGTTCCATCAGTACAACAATAATATGTTGTATCACCATTACTTAAATTAGCGGTAAAAGTTTCAAAACCAGATACTGCACCACCTAAAGTATATGTTCCAGTGCCAGTTGTGGTTGTTGTTTCTTTTATCCTATCTGATAGAACAAAAGCCATTACTTAAGCTCTATGGTTAAGTTACTCGCATTAATTCTAAATATGTCTCCAGACTCAATTGTCTTAGATGCGTCTAAAGCACCTACAAACAGTATGTTACCACTACTTGATGCGTCTGCAATAAACACATGAGTTATTGTATTATTTGTTCCACCTGATGCTGGAAAATCTATAGCAGATGCATTTGTTGCAGTTTGTGTATCAGTTGAATCCGCTCCAACTGTTGTCCAACCTGATGCCGCTACTTGTTGTCTAGCATAGTTTGTGAATGTTGCTTCTGTTAAAGATCCAGTTTCTGCTGCGGATACGGCTGTTGCTAACCCTACATAGATACTGTCTCCCGGTGTTGCAAAACTGAGAGAATTATTTTTAAATATAAAATGTAATAACCTTCTTTCAAGATAATTGGTTGCTGCGTTTGCTGTCGCCATTTTATTACTCCTTCTTTAAGTTCGTGGTCTTGACGGAAGACCAGTTTTAAAAGCATCTGTATTTTCTCTAGCTTCTCCTAGATCTTTTAGACGCTCTAAATATTGCATATATAAACCATTGTAATTTTGTATAACATCTGGTTCACCCTTCATATAATTATACGCTTCTACAAGTGATCCGTAAAGTAAAGCATACGGAGCATTTGTACTTAACCAAGTTGTACCACTATCGGCTCCTGCGGTCAAACTTGCGGGTCTATAATAATAATGCAGTTCGATTGCATAGTTACTGTTTGGTGTTGGTGCAACTATAAAATTATCTACATCAAATCGTGCGTAATATTTTGGTAATCCAGTTGTTGTAGCTGCTGGTGTGTACTCTCTAATAAAGCTAACATCTTTTTTTAACAGGTACCCTTCCGATCCAGCTGTTGTTATCTGTAAAGAAAAAGAAGCCAAATAATCAGTTGGTATTGTTAAATACTGATCAGAAGCAGTTAAAGCACTTGTTACATTTTTTCTAAAATAATCAAGATCAACAGATTTAAATATTTTTTCCTCAGACGCTTTTATAAAATCATTTAAATGATTAACAAAGGTTGTTTCACTGTTATCCGTGTAATCTTGTATTGCTGTTTTTAAGGTTGCGTATGTAAAACTCATTTATTTCTCCAATGTCACTGGTCCAGATGTAGCTTTGTTCCCACCACCTCTAAGATTTCCTGTTGTAGCAGTTCCACTACTCGCAGTAAATGTATATGTATCATCACTAACTTTTGTAATAGAATAACCAGAAGCATTATTTAACACTGCTGAAGTAAAACCATCAAATCCTACTGTATCTCTAAAACGAACTGTATCACTTGTTGATCTTCCATGACTTTTCTCAATAACAGTGATGACTGCACTTCCAGAAGAACCAGACAAAAAGGGGTTTAATCCTAATAAATTTTCTACACTAACTTCTGTTCTTGAATCTGGTCTTGGCTCATATAGAGCTGTTGGATCTGGGCCTGGATAATTAGGTTCTAACTGTGGATGTTTTGCCTCATACTCATCCACACCTACTTTCAATCCATTCCATTCTTTTATCATATCACGGAGACGATAACGAAAACCAGATCGGTCTGAATAACCCCATGCTTTCTTGCCACTTGCGTACCTAGCCATTAGTACCTCAAGTATGATATGTTCGGTGTTAACTTAAGTGGTGTGCTGTTTGCATCTTCTGACATGGCTCTTTGAAACTCTTCTTCATAAACACTTTTTAATATTTGTATTCTCTCTGGTGCTCTTTTTATAGATATATAATAAGCAAGACCAGCTGCCATGCACGGTAAAAATCTAAAAGGTGCATCTGTTGTATTAACAAGAGCATCGGCATCTTGTATTCTTCTTACATAATAATAAACAAGAGTGTAAGAAGCATCTGGTGTAGACCAAAGGGTTATTGTAGGAGTTGTTTGTCTGTCAAAAAAATACTGGCTCGGTTGACCCGTATTTGTTTTGTTAGGTATTCTTAAATACTCACCACGGCTCATTTGTGTAAGTGTAAAGTCTGTACCAGAACTGTTTCGTAGCACAACTTCTAATAAATCGACAAATTCACTTGATAATGTATAGGTAGCAGTACCAGAGGAGACGGCTTTTGTTTCTTGCGTTACAGTCCATAAATTAAGTCCTCTGTTTGCCCAATCAGCAAACATAAGATTCAAAGAACGTCTTGCAGTTTTAGCATCGTAACCACTTCTCATCTCTAAGCCACATCTTTCATATGCCTCTTCAATGAGTTCTCCTACATCTAAATCAAAATCTCTTGAGTTTGAAGTTGCCATTTACTTTTTCTTTTCTGCCTTTTTCTTCTTTTTTTCTAAAAAAGCTCTAAGACCAGCATTCATTTTACCTTTAGCAGCCATGACTGGTTTTTTAACCATCGTGCCGCCCATCATTTTACCCTTAATTCTTCCTGACTTCATCATACCTTTGCCAGTTTTAGCAGAGGGTTTTGCTTTATCTAAAGTTATTTTTTTTATCTTTTTAAGATCTCTCTTCTTACCAGCCATCACTTGCTCCTTTTCCTTCTTAATGATTGCACTCTTCTTGGCTTACCAGCAGGTTGACCCAACCGATTCTTTTGTCTTATTCTACTACGCTTTTCAGTAGAAGTCATCTCTTTAGTAGTTTTCGGAGTTTTTGAACTAATCCTTTTACTTGGGCGACAATAAGGCGTACTCCTCTTATCACCTTTTTGACGACCACACGCTTTACCTGTTTTAACATCTTTCCAGTCCTCCTTGAACCATCGTTTTAAAGCTAAACCTTTTTTTGTTTTTCGAACAGCCATTATGAATACTTTGTGACCTTACGTCTTCCAGACATTATAGCACCACAACCTCTGGCTATGTTCTTATTTTTTGACTTTCTTTTTGTCATTCTAACAACTTTGCCCTCTTTGGCAGTCATTGTTTCTTTTTTTACTTTTTCAATGGCTGCGTTTAATCCACCACCCATTGCTTTCTTTTTCTTTTTACCACCAGTGCCATAGTTTGCGGCCCCAACTTTTCTACATTTTGCAATAGCTCCTGAAGCATATGCAGATGGAAAAACCTTATATCTGGCTTTCACTTTATGGTAACATGCGTCTTTAGGCATAATATCTTCCTTTCATTATCTTCCAACAGGTACACATCCACTGTCTTTTTTTACATTTAAGACAAACCTTTTGAGGTTCACCTCTTACTACCTCTCCTTTTTTTAGAGGCACAATGTGCTTTTTCAGAAAATCCACGAGGTCTGGCACAATTGATTTTCCTCTTCCTCTTATCACTCCACTTCCTCTTACCTGGTGACTTTGTTATTTGTTGAGGCATTGAACCCCGCGAGATTGCCATCTATTGTCTTCCTATTAATAAAATCTATCCATAGAGTATGTAACATTTTGTGATTTTCTTCAACCTTTACCACAGTTACAGCAGTCTTTTTATCCACTTCGATAAGTGTTGTCACTATCCATGCAATAGATCCAGCAACAAGGACAATTGAAACTCCGTTCATAATTTCTTTAGGCTTTAACACTACCACCTCTTTTTTTAAATCTTTGATCCTTTGGTTTTTGAGGGAAACTTTTAGGATATACTTTTTTTATTGCCTTATTTAAGAAAGTCGTTCTTTCTTTTGGAGACATGTTAGATATATAAGTTCTCAACAAACGCTTTTGTTGATTCTCTGTTAAGTCTTTCATTTTTGGTCTTGGTGTTGGTTTTGCTTTCATTAACACTTCCATCTTCTTCTTGCTTGTCTTAATCGACTATTTGGATTTTTAGCTGCTTTAGGAAATTTTTTCATCTGACCTGCACTTCTGGCACAAAATGACTTTCTTCTTTTTGCAGCTTTACTTCCAGCTTTAACTTTACCAGTAACAGCAGTTTTTAATTTACTGCCCGGATTATCTCTTCGATAACGAGCAACCCCCGCCTTAGTCATTCCCGCTCCAGACTTAGTGGAACGGAAATACTTTTTGGTTTTAGGAGGTTGCTTGTCTCTTGTTCTAGCCATTACGATAAGAATATAGTTAGTTTGTTACCACTGCCAGTAAAGGCAGATAGATATGCACCACTCTCTGCTAGTATACCATTATCTGGAATATTAAGAGTGTGCAATCCAGTTGGAAAACTTTGTGATATCAATGTAGATCCGCCATTACCATCTGTTATGGTAAGAGCACCTGCTGCATTTCCAAACACTACTATCTGTCTTATCCTTGACCTCGCAGGTCCTACCACAGCGGCAGAATCTCCTTGGTTTACATTAAAGGCTTTTACGTCAGATCTTGTTCCTGCCATGATAACCTCCTATTAAGAAGCATCAGATGAGCTAGACACTCCAAGAAACTTCATCACTACTGTAGTATCTGCTCCTGGATCACCAGAAAGAACAATCTCTACTTCGTCTGCTGTCTCTGTAGCAGCTGTTGTTGTTCCTCCAGACATTCCTAGAACTCCATTACATGGAAAGAAGCCTTTGAAACCTGTGCTATTTACTGCGGCAGATATACCGTCAACAAATCCATCTGTGTCTGCATCTGTACCTATGTCGTTTAGTGTAACGCTATTAGAAGCTGCACCAGTTACGGCAATCATAACTGCCAAAGGAAGAAAGTTTGAAGGTATTCCGATTGCAGATTCTTTACCAGTTGTTGAACCACTAGCAACTGTGACAGTTGCGGTGTAAACAGAAAGTGTCATTTCACTACTGATAGCACCAGTTGTTGAGTTTTCGATAATGTTCTTAAACCCATTTTTGGATCTAATAGGACCCGAAAAAGTTGTGTTAGCCATGTTATACTCCTTGTCTTGGCAATTGTCGAAGTTAATTCTTCGTCAAGGTAATTTTATTATACATAAAAAAAGGGTGACTGCAAAGAGTCACCCCAAAAATATAAATATTTTTAATTAAGCTCCTGGTGAACCGAACATTGCACGAGGATCTGAGAATCCGAAAGAGTATCTCTCTCTTGCTTTATATCTCATGTTTCCTGTGTCAAAGTCTGGATCCATAGCTGTTGCCATAGGCATTCTTTCGAAATGCTTAAGACCATTTGGTGCGTCTGTCTTAATGAAAAACGCATCTGTGTCAGTTAGATAATCATTGATGACATAGCCTTGAGGTAACATTCCCATGTTTCTCATTGCGTTAGCATCATTATCTGCTGTTCCAGGTCTTAAGTTAGAGTTTAACAATCTCTCTGCGACAAACTGTAGTTGTCTTGGAATAATTAGTTTCATTCCTCTTAGAGCGATAATTAATCCTCTCTCATCCACAAAGCCTGCAATCTTAATTAAAGCATCTTCTAAAGATGTTTCGTTAAGGTCGGCTGCGACAGTTGGCTCGTTAGCGAAAGTTCCACCATTTGTTAATGGGTGATCTGTTGCTAATAATGCTTTACCATCACCACCAGCAGTTGCTCCAGCAGTAAACGCATTGTTTAATACGTTTGCAGCTTTTACTTGCTTTGTGTGTGCCATTGATCTAGCAAGTGCTCTTGTATAACGAGCAGAAAGCTTGTCGTAAAGGTTATCCTCTACAGCTTCTTCTGTTATTGAGAAAGCCATTGCTACAGTCTCATGGTTATATCTTGAAGTGTAAGCTTCGTTTGCATCATCAAATGTGACACCAGAACCTTCTTGCTTAGTCGGTGCTGCTCCGAAGCCACTCAACATTACTTCTTCTTCGAATGCTCTGTCAGATGACTCAGTATCGTAGATTTCTGCATGTTGACCTTCATACCTATTATACTCCATACCAAAGAGGGCGTTTAAACCAGGCTCTAGTTCTTTGGCGAGTTGTGCTCTTGAAATAGCCATATTACACCCTCCTTAAGATGCAGTAGCGTCAGCATCCGAAGAATTTAACGCATGGTTGTTGATTTTAACTATGTATGAAACACCAGCAGCACTGTGATCAGCATTAGTTACATCTTCGTGGATGCCTAAAATCATCACACAGTTTGATGTATCTGTATCTTCAGAAGTTGATATATCTAGGACAGCAGAAGAAATACCAGTTGTAGTATTACCACTTGTTCCACTTGCTATATCAGCAGTCTTAAAGATGTCTGCTTTAGCAGTTGCTCTGTCAGTGTTTGTTCCGTCACTTGCGATAATAAATCTCTGTGATGGATCGTCATACACAAACCCTTTGATGTCAAAGTTAGTATTAGCTGATCCTGAACCGGGCCAAGTATTACTAAACTTTAACTTGCCAGTAGTTGCATCCACATATTCACATCCAGCAAAGATACCAACTAATTGGTCTCCGTTACCAGTTGCAGATCCGATCTGAATAGTTCCACCAGTTAATTCAGCTTTTACAGGTGAACCTTGAAAGATCGCGGAAGCATCACTAGCAATAAAGTATTGACTCGTACCTTGAGTCGCTGGACTTGAACCATGTTTTCCAACTGGCTTAAATCCGAAAGCTACATTTATGTTAGCCATTTATTGCTCCTTCATTAATTACTCGGAAGGTTTTTTCCCTCCGAAAGTTACACGACTTTGCCTATCTACGCTGATAGGCATCGAGGGATGTTGCTCCCTCATCAAGTTTTCATCCACGGCTTTTAGTTGGTTGCGGGTCTGATCCCGGAAATATTCAGTTCTCTCTTTGACCGTTTCTGTGGGTATTCGTGCCAACATTAAACCACCGACACCAATAATTCCTTTGTTTTTACCTTCCTCTATAACTGGATACTTTGCAGCTTCGGCTCCGTATTCGTCTGCCCTAACTGGTTCCCACCCCTCTCTCATTCTAGAAAAAACATTTGATTTATCATCTTCACCACGAATGGTGGTTCTGATCCATCTATGTTCAAATCCATCTGGAGCTGGAGGTGCTTCCAACTTAGCTGGAGGTTGCCAAGGTTTTCTCCTTGTACTATTTGCACGACTTTTATTTTCTCGTGTTGTTCTATCTATAGCCATGATCTACTCCTTCACATGCTTTGCATATTCTTCTAACGGAACACCCAATTTTTTAGCTATCGCTATTTGCGATGGAGTCAATTTGACTGTTCTGCGTCCCTTTGATACCGTTTTTGAGGCGGTGGCTCCAGCAGAGGCGACTCTAGGGCCAGAGGATTTCTTCGTGAATTTATGAGGAAATTCAGATTTAATCCTATTATCTAGTTCAGTATAATACTCTTCTGTGTTTGGGTCAAACCCTTCTGATTCAATTAATTGCTTATGTACACCAAAAGCGGCATATGTCATGGTTTGATCCTTACCAAACCACTCATTTTCTTGAGCCCATTGTTCGGCTCTTGGGTCTGGTTTTTGTGGAGGAGGAGGTGTAGGCGTTTGTGGAGGAGGAGGTGCAGCACCATTTGTTGCTGTTGCTTTCTTCTCTTCTTGCCTAGCCTTTAAATCTTTTAGTCTAGCCTCTTCCATAGCAATTCTAGAAATATTTTGTTGTGCATCATACAAAGCGTCTGCATCACCAGACTCTAACGCTTTCTTATATGCTTCTTTTGCGGCTTGAGCTTGAGCAGTTACTCTGTTATCAACCTCGCCCACATAATTAGTGTCTAATTTATCTAGTCTTGCTTTGAGATCATCGTTTTGTTTTTTGACAGATTCAGCAAATTCTATAGCAGATTGTTTTTGCCTTTCTTCTTCTCTAAAACGATTGGTAAGTTTACTAATCCGTTTCTTAACAGATTCCGAATACTCAGACAAGTCTTCATCAGCTGCATCAACTTCTTGAGTTTCACCAGCATCTTCTGTCTTTTCTTCTTCAACTACGACCTCTTGTTCTTGTTCTTGTTCTTCTTCTTTTGTTTCTGCATCTTGCATACTATACTCCGTATGTTTTGATGTCGTCGGGATCGACAATGGTTGCAATGACTTCATCGTCATTGATAATACGCACCTCTCCGCCCTCTATTTGGAATCTTGACCCAGCGTAACGACCAATACATACCCAGTCGCCTTCTTTACACCAAGGTCCCCCTTCTCCAAATTTGTCTAAATCTTTATATGCAAGTGGGCCAACTTTTACAACATAAGCTACAACAGTTGCTCTTGCCTCTCTTTCCCTAGCTGGATCTGGGACATAAACGCCACCCTCTGTTTTTTCTTTGCCCATGTAAGGCATAACTAATATACGCCATCCAGTGGGTGCGGGTAGTCTATCTGTTAGGGATTTTTCTTTTGCTTCTTTTTCTGCTTTTTCTTTTGCTTGTCTTTGCTTTAATACATATTCAGGTACTATTAGCGTCATTATCAACCTTCTCTAGCAGGGTACTTAACTGTTCCAATGCGTAGGTTAGACCCTGTATTTCACCTACCATTGCCTTATACGCTTCCATATCAGAGGCATTTCCACTTGTTAAAGAGATACTAATATCTTCAATACGAGTATTCAAGGCTTTTTTGTAATTATATAAAAAATCTGTAACTTTCATTAGTCTACAGGTATAAAAGTACCACTGTTATCAAAAGGTTTAAAAGGATCTTGTGCAACATATCTTGGTTGACTACGACTAGAGTTCTGTATAGATTTTAAAACTTCTGCTCTAAACTGTTCATCCCGTTCTCGTTCCTTTCTCTCGTTTTCTAATTCTCTCATTCTTTGATCAATAGATGGTTGACTATCTATATAGGCTTTTAGTTCTGGATTTAATTTTTGTGCCACAAAATTTCTTACGCCAATACTATCAGCTAGAGTTCCAGGTTGTATTAATTGTAGAGCATCTGCTACTTCCATATTTGCTTCATTAGCCATATTTGGAGCAACATTAGCTATACCAGTATTTAAATTAGCACCATCATCAGTAATTCTTGTATCGAGTGTTCGAGTAGGATTAGCAAAATCATCTACTGAAATTCTAGAGTTTGGTATGAAGGCATCAGTCATAACCATATCGCCCAGTTCTGTTCCTCTTGCAATTGGTCTGTCTGTTACTGTGTCTTTTTGCTCTGAATCAGTAAAACGGCTCCGTAAAGACTCTATACCTCCACTAATTAAATCTGTTAAAGGTTGGAAAAAATTAGATACGTTTGCACTTCTTTGATTTTCATCTGCCATAGCTCTTCTGTAAGCTTCTGAAGATTCTGGTAACCCTCTGTTCCTTCCAAGCAGATTAGCAACTGTGCTTATACCAGGTATCATGTCCATGATACCTCCTCGTTCAGTATTCCTTACAACTCCTTCCATAGTTGGTTGACCTAAATAAAAGTCTCCCATTTGATAAGGCATTCCAGTTTTTTGAGAATCCATACCCATAGCTTGTCGATAACGTAAATTGTTGACATCTTGAACACCCTTACCACCAAGTATACCAGTATAATCTACATTCTCTGCACCAAATATTCTTGAAAAAATAGAGTCTGGAAAAGGATTAGTAGCAGTAGCTCCTCTATATTCCATATAACTTTGAGGACTTACAAAACCAGTAATGTTCGTTCCTGGTATGGTAGTTCTTTGAGTATAGTCTTCCTCACCCTCAGTGTAATCTCCCATGCCTATCGTAGCTGGTTCTGGTGTTGGACTTACATCAAATCCAGCATCATCAAAAGCATCATTAAAATCTTCATCCACTAATAAACACCTTTAAATCCAGTTCCTTGGACAGCGATACCACCACCACGAGACTTTTTAATTACGCCTCTGCCAATGAGAATATCTTTTTTAGTTACTTTACCATCACCACTTAAATCTGGAAAAGCTGCACCACCCTTATTCATCTTTTTTAAAAATTTTCCTTTAGGGCCTGGACCTCCTTTAATTGTTAAATCTTTAGGATTTGCTCCCACTCTAGGGCCTTTACTTTTCTTAGGTTTAATTGCCTCTATTTGTTCTTCTCTTGTCATAGTAGGTTTTTGTGTTGGTTTTCCAGGATTCTTGTCTCCTGGGTAAGGATAAGTTCTTCCAGATGGTTGTGCTGGTTTATATCTTTCTGGATACTTTTTCTTTAACTCTGCGTCTGTTAAAAATTTATCCTTTAACAAATTACGGTTAATTCCTTTTTTACCACCAGCTTTTAATTCTCTATTAAGTAAAGATTTTGTACTCTTATCTTTTGTTTTTTTAATTTCTTTTTGTAAACTTTCTTTACGTTTTAGTGCTTCTGGCTTTTGTCTTGCCTTTTCAAACTCTTTGTTTAGAGCTTGTAATGCTTCAAACTCTGCATCAAAACCACCACCCTTTTGTTTAGCTAGGATTAATTTTTGTATTCTTCTTTGAGCTTCTGTTGGACTAATCTTTCCTTCACGAGCGGCGTTTGCTATGTTATTAAACTGACCCATTTTCGCTCTGTCAAGATTTTTGCCTTTGGGGTCTATTTTTGTGATTTTACCCTTTTCAGCTTTTACCATTTTTGCCTTGTTCATAGTGCTCTCCAATACAGAAGATCCTCCATCTTTGAGTTTTCTTCCTTTGTTAACTAAACGCTTGGCTTTATTATACGATAAACCCATGTCTTTTGCAAACTGTCTAATTCTTGCCATGTGATCTCCTTATTGCTTCTTTTCCTTTTTTAAAAATACTTGCCACCTTTGTTTTACCCATTACTTTTGCTCTTTGCTCACCAACTGTAAGAATTTGTATCTTTCTCGCAAAAGCTTTATTAACTCTTTTAACTTTTGCAACCGTTGCTCTGGCATCCGCCTCTGTAGCAAACTTGATACCAACCGTGTCTTTAGGGTTCTCATCCGTATATAAACGTCTACCAGAACCTTTTGGCTTCTTTCCAGTTCCAACTTTTGGGTCCTTATTTTTTTTAGTCATTGTATGTATCCTTAAATGTCTAAATAAATCTTGTGTCATTTCTTTCTTAACATTTTAGCTGCTTGACCAACACCTTTAATTCCAAACGATGCAGAAATTGCAATGTATAAAAGATATTGATACCAGTCTGGTAAAGTGGACAATACTTGAAATCCCTCTTTAACATACTCTCTCATACCCGGAATAAACACTAATATCGCAGGTGCAAGTAACACAACTAAGGCAAACTCGTCTTTCCAACTCTCAGTGGTAGCGTCTGCCATTTTGCCTTCCCATTTAACTTTACCTGCCGCAACTTTTTCTGCAACAGATGCTCTTGCCTTGGCTTCAGCAACTTTTGCTTGACCATCTGCTTTTGTTTTTTCTACTTTGTTCTGTAGCCATGTGCCAGCTAAATTAGCTATTGGTGTTAAAAATTGTAACATATAAACCTACATACATAAATCTTCGTATTTAGTTGTATGAAGTCTGTGCTTTGACAAATCTCCATGATTCCCTTTAAATACGTTTAATAACCATTTTATCATTTTTTAAACCTCTCATCTATCCAACATTTACCATAATATAAGATAAACAACCAAAAAGTAAATAAAATACCATCGATCCACCCTAAATTATTCCAAGCATCTAGTATCATTCCACCATCCATATTAACCTCTCTTTTCTTTGTATAACCATGCAAGAAAAAATATAAAGCCTACAACTGTGCAGAATAAAATAAACCACCCAATATATTCCCAAATTTTTCTCAGCAATTCTTGTTTAGCATAAATCTCTTCTTTTCGTTTCTTTCTAATCTCCGCTTCCATCCGCAAAATTTCATTCCAAGAATTAGCTCCGTAGTGAAAATTAATAAAAGATTTAAGTTCTTGTCTTTGTGCTTCTAGTTTTTTCTTTGCAGTAAAAGCCTCTATAGCTGATGCCTCTATTTCTCTACCTTTAAATAGTTTTCTAAGTGGTGAAGCATCTTTCGCTGATTTTTCAGTGTTTTCTACGTCTGAAACTGCACCCATCCAGCGAGAGAGGTCTTTTCCCATAGACTCAATTTCTCGACCTGCGGCAAATCCACGTTTGATTGCCGAAAATGCCGTATTAGCGGCTGTAATGGCTATGCCAATTGAGGCAGGATCTAACATATATTACTTTCTACTCGCAGCTTGAGTGTTTATACGGTAAATATTAACGTCATTACGGTCATCTGCTATTTGTTCTTGAGTTTTTGTCCTCTGTTGTGCTATGTCAAACGCCTGTTTTAGCTTTGCTTGATCAATTTGAAAACTCATCATGTCATTTATAGACTTTCTTTGTATTTCAGCCGTATCATTCTCTAGTTCTTTCTCTCTAATCGCTACAAGTGGGTCTGGTTTCTGTGCAGGCTCTATTACTGGCATAACTTCTTTCAATATTTCGCCAATTTGTTGTGATATTGCAGCTTCAATAGCTTCTGGAGCTATTTGTGGCATTGGCTCACCTCTTTGTTGAGCTTCTTCCATCATTGTTTGGAAAAATTTGGTTACTTGATCTCTTGCTAACATACCAATATGCTCTTGAACATGAGCTTGTAGCAATGCGTAGCCTTGAGGATTGGCTTGAGACGCTAAATTAGACAAAAATGTAGCATGTGCCATCAAATGTGCCTCATGATCTTGTTGTGGGAACGCTTGTAAAGGCATTCCTTTGATAGAATTAGCATTTTCTGTCGCTGGATCTGCTGGTGCAGGTGGCTGTGGAGGTGGTAATATGCCATCTATGTTCTTAACATCAAGTGCATCGTACATTCTTCGGTACGCTTCGTACTGATTGTGCATTTGTGGAGCGGCTTGAGCTAATTGTAACTGTGTTTGTGCTAAAGATAAGCGTTGTGCCATAGAAAAAATGTTAGGATCACTGACTGGAAGTATATCAACACGACCATCAAAGTCTTGTGCCATGATTTGTGGTGGTACATTACCTACAAAATAAGGATATGGAACTGGATTTTCTGAAAAAATCTCTGCTAACATTCTAAATTCTTGTTTTTGTCCATAATGTAAACGCTTATGTATGCTTGAAATAATCTTTGAACCTTGTTCAATCAACGCAACAGTTGTTCCCACTGGTGCTTGTGAGTTGACATCTGCTATTTTTGCATCTGCAACTTGAGCAAAACGTCTGCCAGAATCAACAACAACACCTAATAACTGTGCTAGTGTGGCTGATGGCTCCTTGTATGGCAATGGTATGATTGAATTTTTGAGATCCCCGCCTGGGACATCGATATCTCTGAACTCACCAGGGTTAAGAGGCTCATCGTCATTACGAATACGAACACCCCTCGCTTTGAAACCCGCTGGAAGATTTGATAAAGTACCTGCATCTATTAACTGCCTTAAAATTGAGGTGGCTGCTCTAGACAATCCACCGATTGTGTGTAAAAGACCAAAGCCATAAAATCCAAAACCCGGTAAAAACTTAAAATGTACAAAGTATTGTCTTTTACGTCTTAGTTGGTCTTGCTCCCTATAGTTCCTAACCACCGACAAAACTTGACTAGAGTTTTCGTCAATCGTAACAATGTATGGTAACATGATACCATTAGGATCTTCAAACCCTTCAAGGTCGAGATCCACATGGACTTCCAAAATAGTATATACATCGTCAGAATAACCTGGATGGAGTCCTTGCAACTCATCAGTAGTTCCTTGGATACTTCCTTCATCTTCTCCAGAATCCGAAGCAGATAACTCCACATCTCTATATACTCCTGCCACTTGTAGTTTACGAATATCATTATACGTCATTTTAACGACATGTGTAACCCTCTCTGCCGTCATTAAATCTGAAGCAGAATAAGGAACAACTAGATCTTCGGCTGGAACAAACTTTGATACAGCTCTTTGTTTAGTCGGATCAAAGTAAACTTTCTTAAAAGTAGAACCAGTTAAAGGCAAATAAAATAACATTTGATCTGTGTCTGGATCGTACTCTTCCATGACCTCCATAATTTGATAGTTCATGTAATCTTTAATTCTTTGTGCTTGATCTTCTGTTTCTTTTGTTGGTACGCCAAGTATTTGAGTTTTTATTGGGCCGCCAGCTGGTAACATCTCTTTATAAGCTTGTGATTGAAATTGTGTTGTAGCTTCTGACAATAGTGGATGTGTTACACCACTCGCACCAAGAAACGGATCACTTCTGTCCTCGTAGTTTATACCAAGTAAATTCAATCCTTTTGCAATAGCTTCTTCCCAATCACCTCTTGACTCTAAATCTTCTTTAACTTTAGATTGTAAATCAGAAGCAAGAGCACCTAACACACTGTCTTCTAAAACTTCAGCTAAATTAGCGTCATGATTGTAAGCTTCGGCTACAACCTCGACTTGTTCTCCAGTTTCAACTTCTATGCCTTCTGGCAATGCTTCAGTTTCGTCAACTTCTATTTGTAGACTATCTGCCTCTGGTTGTAGTATAGCGGAGCCACCTGCTCCCATGCTTTTTTCAACCATTCCAGCTATGTCTCTTGATCTTTCTTCTCTTGTTGCCATTTTTAACTTGCCTTTCTGAATCTATTCAGTATACCACCTTTTGCCATTCTTGGTATTTTTAAAGTAGATTTTTTAGCCGCCTCTTTATCGTTTAAATCAATTATTCTAAACATATCATCTTCTACTGGATTTTGTCTAGATTGTTGACCAAAGTTAACTTCGGAAGGAGGCACTGGTTGATTTGCTTGAGTGACCATTCCTTTTTTAAACGCCTTATAGGTGGGTTGAGTGGTATATGAAGAACCATACTTTTTTAAAGAATCTGTAACATTTGAACCTATTGCAAAGTTATAAGGAACTTTGTTGACTGGATCTCCATACGCTTTTCTTTTAATTGGTTCACTTGTTCTTCCTGCTTTAAGATAAGATTCAACATTTGGAAAAACAACTCTATCGTATCCTAACTTTCTTGCTTGATTAATTATTTGATGAACCATCAATTCTGTTGCTTGTTTAGAACTAGAGAAAGCTGGGTTTTCATTAAGTTTTTCTATTCCCTCTTGATGTCGAATTACCACATCTAAAGAATCTTTTAAGTCATCTGGTAACTTGCTTTTTAAATCATTTAATATTTGTGTCCTATCGTTATTTGCATCATATTCTTCTATTCTTCTATTTGCCTCTTGAACTCTATCAACTGCTGCATCTCTCACCTCTTCTAAATGTTTAATACTCTGTTCCATGTTCATTAAGTTCTTTTTTGCTATCATTGCGTTAAGTGGATACATAGCGTTACTAAGTTCGTTTTTTGCTATATTAGTAGTAAGATAAACAGCCAAAGAATCTATATCAGAACTTCTGTCAAATGCGTCAAGATATTCGTCTCTATCAAATGTAGCCTTATCCCCCTTAAAAAAACTTTTAGCTATTCTAGGTATGTTTGTTGTAAGTTCATCTTTCTTAGAATTATACTTAGTTCTTCCTTGAATAGCATAAATTCTAGGTTTTTGGTTTCCTCTGCCAGACATCCATTGTTCCATTACCTCTTTACTTATCTCTTGCAAAATACTTCCAGGGTCACCTTTTCCTCTCTTAAGAAAAAGCTCACTAGGGACAATGTCGAAGTCTGTTTCAAAATCCTGTTGTATTTTTTCAAATTCTATTTTTTGACTGTCAGTAAGTTGAGTAAAGTCTGGTTGTCTTTTTCTTAAGTCTTCAAGTCTAGTAGCTATTTCAAGAATATTATCACTATCTAAGTCTTGAGCTATCTTAGGATGATTTATAAATTTATTGTATGCTTGTGCCTTGAGGTAATTTAATTCCAACTTTCTTTCTTTGTCATTTAAAATATAATTTAAAGTCCTCTCTGCAAGATCTGGATTTGTAAAAGCATCATCTCCGTAAACTGCTTTTTTTACAGTAACATAATCACTATAAGTTGGCATACCAGTATAATTAGTCCCTGTATCTGATGTAAACTTTTCAAAATCTACTCTATCAATTTTACCTTCGTTAACACCTTTTGTTAAATCTTCATAGTGATCTATTGTCATATCAGGATCTACTATATCATAGTCTCTAACAAATGATTTTTTCCCCATTCCCATTCCAAAATCTTTATCTCTATAGTGATTTTCTAATCTCTGTTGTGTTTTTTCTGGTCTTTGTCCTCCGATTACGTCAATTAAAGGATCTAGATCTCCCTCAAAACCATATCTTTCTTTTGATAGTTTTCTAAAGTTTCTAGCGAAATCCTCCATGTTATTTCCTTTATATTCTAACATTTTAGCATAATCTCTAACATCTAAATGAGGAGCTCCTTGTTGTGCTTTTCTACCCTCTACTAAATTCATAAGACTTGCGAGAATTTTTGGCATTTCATAATCAACATCCATAACATTGATCAAAGGATTGTTACCTTTCATAAGATCTTCTTTAATTCTACTTTTAGTTCTTCTGTAATCTGTTAATACTGTTCTTGCTTCATTTAATTCTGAGTCTGTTTTAAACATGGCTTCTTTAAAAGGACCCATAGTTTTTCCTACGTTATCAAGATTAGTTTCTGCTTGTTGTAAACTATTAAACTCTTTTGTAGCATTATCTGTTAACGCGGCTCTGTTTTTAGAATAATCAAAAAAACCAGTTTTTAATTTAGCGTCCTCTTTAATTATTTGAAAAACATCTGCTCTTTTCTCATTTGTCATCATGTCGCCATAAACAGGCTTGTTCATTTTTCTTTTTAATAAGTCTAATGTTCTTTGATCTTTGGCAGATATTGTACCAAGTCTCATCTTCTGCTCTAGTTTTTTTATTGACTCTTTTAATTTTTTATTATCTCTAGCAAGAGATACTTCTTTTACTCCAGCTTGATTGGATTGTACTTCATTTATAACTAAATCATTAAACGGTTTCATAGGATTGTTTGGATTTGGAGCTTTTACTCCAACTCCTCTTGCATGTGCCATGTATCCTGGAAAACCAAAACCATGTCTTTTAAAATTTTCTAACTTTCTTAGATCTGTAGTATTACCTACAGCTTTGAAATATTCCTCTACTCTTGCAAAATCTTTATCTATTTTGGTTCTTAAATTTGGATCGGTTTCAATAACTTTACCCATCAACTGAGCGTCAGATTCATCTCCATGAAATATAAAGTGAACGGTATCCTCTTCAACCAAAGCTTTCTGATTACCTGATTGACCTCCGCCTAATCCCACTGGTATTCTTTGAGCTGATTCATTAGACATAAGGTTTCTTCGGTCATAGAGATCCTTTTCATATTCAACCAATTTTATTTGATCGTTTAAAACAGGCACTCTTGGATCAGCAGGATCTAATTGATTTCTTTCATTGACTAAATTTTGTAAATCATTTTGAATTTGTTGCTTCTTTTTTAATGTGCCTACTGTAACATTAATACTTGGTTTAAATAGACTTGCTACATCTAATAAATCATCTTTTGATTTAAATACCTCATCTGGATTGTTGTCTAAATAACGAAACATGCCAGACTCTAATGCCTCTGCATTTAGTCTTGATTTGAATATGCTCTTAGGTAAAGTCTCTATATATTCTTTTATTTCACTTGCCTTCTTTGGTTTTGTGAAATCTATACCCAAACCATCTTTTGCTATTTCGTTAATTAAATTAGAAAAGATCGTGCCATCTACATTTAATCTTGCCTCTACATCTACCTTATCTTTGAAAAACTCATCTTCTCCAGTAACACTTTCATTCCCTATTTTCTTTGGACCGCCAGTGTCATCTGCTCTTGTCATCGCTAAATTCTCAGCCAAGGTTCGTGGCACATCATCCATTCTTCCTACACCAACAGTTTCTGTGGCTAAATCTCCAATACCGCCAGAAGGAGGTAACGTATCTTTTAGTCTTGCAGCCAATCGAGCAGAGGCTATCGCTTTAGTCAATAATGCACCAGGGGCCATGACTCTTCCAGCACTTTCCAAATTCATGCCGAACTCTGGAAAAGACTCACCCATAAATTTTTTAGCGAGAGCTTCAGAACCCACAGTATCAATTAAACTTTGTATTCCTTGTGGTGTTTCACCGTACCTAACGTCATAGTACAAACCCATAAGATCTGCAGGCAAACCTAAAATGTCTGCTGTTTCTCCGACCAGTAACCCTTTACCGATTTTTTTAAGATCAGAAAGAGTTTCGTCTAATGTTTGTACTTTTTGAGCCATTAAGTAATTCTCGTTGTTCTTTTCTTTTCTGGTAGCATAATGTCTGAGTAACGGTTTGTCACAGTATACCCACCAGTTTTCCTTTTAAGTTTCTTTTTGTCCACCAAAAATTGTTGCTGTATTTTTATAATAGCTTCATCCATGTCTCTATCAGTAGGCATTACAATTTTTCTAGGTGGTTTTGTTTTATTTTTAGCTCCTTTTGGTCTACCCTTTTTCTTTGGTGGAGGAGGCGGTCCTTGAGTAGGTCTAGGTTGAACTTCTTTCTTATCTAATTTTCTTTGCTCTTTGGGTCTTGCCATGAATTCCTTCATGACTTTGTCAAAGCCAAATGGATCAAATTTTACTTTTTGCTTAGTTACTTTAGCCTTCTTCCCTTTTGGTCTACCAGCCATTAATAAGTTCCTTTAAAAGTACCACCACGATTTTTCATGACACCGCCCATATTCATCTTCTTTGGCTTTTTGACTTTAGGCTTCATCTTTTTTCTTTTTTCAAATTTTGGTCTATCTTTTTCTGTAAGACCCATCATTTTACCGAGTTGTGAATTTAACATACTGTCAAAATCCATTATGTCGGATCCTCTTTTTAGTTTTTTTGGCATTAGTAATATTCCCTTCTTGTTCGAGGAAACCAGTCTTCTCCCTCGTCTTCACCTTGTAGTGATATAAAACCACCTTGTCTAAAACGCATGATTGCCATTGTCATACTATCACAATAGTCATCATGATCTCCGTTTGGAAAAGATGCCACTTCTTCAATAACATCTTCAGCAAACTTTTCTCCACTAGGATACCACACTTTACCCCCTTCGAAAATAGGGGATACGATGTGCATCCTTGTCGTTTTGTCCAAGTTACCCCCTTTACGTCTGCCAGGACTAAATGTCAAAACGGGTAGATTTTGTAATCTTAATTCATCCGCTAAAGGTTGTCCACTTGCTTTTGCTTCAATAAGCATCATGTCTGGTTCCCAATAATCGTTTTCTTCTAATGCTATTTCTTTTAGTTCTGGAAAATTCCAACGTCCTTTTTTAGCGTCAAGCATAATTAAATGTTGTTCGCCATTCTTCTTTGGTTCAAACACACCCCAAGTTGTAATCGCAGAATAGTCTGCCGTCTCTTTTTTAGAATATGCCGTATCGTAACTTTGAATTATATAATCTAACTTCGGAACATCATCCTCTTCCCACGGCTGCCACCACTCTCTTTTGATCATGGCAGTTTCTTCTGATGTCGGATTCTGTTGCCACTGGGCATTCCATTTCATAGGAGCCAATGACGCTTTAACTTTTAGTAACTCGTCCTTGTTCCAAAATTCGGGCCACAAGATTTTATCGTTTGGTAGTATGGCTGGGAACTCAATGATCTCCCATTGATCTGCCATAGTATCTTTTGCCATTGCATTGATTAAACGACCAGTTAGATCTTTCTTTGACCATCTTGTTTGCACAATGATGATGGTTCCCCCAGGTTGTAATCTTTGTCTTGGGCCAGATGTATACCACTCGTAAGTATTGTCATAAGCAACCGTGGACAGTGCATCTTGTTCCGAGTGTGGGTCATCGATAATTAAAAGATCCGCACCACGACCAGTCATTGCTGCACCCACCCCTGCTGCAAAATATTCCCCGCCAGCACTCGTTTCCCATCTTCCAGCTGCTTGGCTATCCTGTTTCAAGTCCGTGTTGGGAAAAATTTCACCGTAGATGGGATCGGCTATAAGATCACGAACTTTCCTACCGAATCTTACCGCAAGTTCCGTGTTCATGGTAGCCTGTATGATTTTTAATTTTGGATTACGACCCAGGAACCACGAGGGCATGAGATAGGAGGCAAGTTCTGATTTTGAGTGTCGAGGTGGCATATTGATAATGAGACGTTTTAAGTTACCCTCGGCTATCGCTTCAAGTTTCTTTGCAATGATTTTGTGGTGACGACCAACAATAAAATTCTCATACACATGAAGGGCGTAAGCCAAAAAATCTTTTTCTGCTTTTTCACGAGTGTCCAGTTTTTGTTTCTGTTGTTCAAGCAGAAACAGTTCATGTAACACCTCTTTAGGAAGTGTGTCTAAGTTCATCTAACCAAAATAAAATCCTGCAAGGAACGAGTAACCCCAGATTCCTATTACAAGATACATCCATTCTTTATCGTCCATATCCCAACAATAATATATTTAAATAAATTTATCAATCAAGCATATAAGGGTTGCAACAGTAACACCGTACCCCATAATTTACCCCTCCCCCCTTTTTGTTTTTTCATATTCATTTTGTTTATGTATAAGTAACCCTTGTTTGTTTGGAAAATGAATTGAGAAACGCAATGCTTTTTTCGTGTTCGCTGTCGCTCACGTTATATTCATTTGCGTTTCTCAATTCATTTTTAGGCATGTCATTTTTTTGACACACAGAGCGTCAAAAGATTGACATGGTGTCAAGTTATTGACACCATGTTTAATGGCGTTTTAAGACTCGTCAGTCTTATCTTGAGCAAACATAGGTTCTGACCTGCATTTTTCTTTTAAGACCTTCTCGACCTTCTCAAGCTCATCTCGTTTAATAAGAAGAGACTTTATTTGCTCGTTGATTAAAATGAGTTTACCAATCGTGACAAAATGCTTTGATTGATATTCCATATATCTATCGTTCAGTTTAAAATAATCTTTTAAATTTTTATTTGGCATGATTACAATCCTTTCATTTAATTAATCACAATTCAATATAATCCCATATTATCTTATAGTCAAATAAAAAATTAATTATTTTAAACTTTTTTTATTTAGCTAAATCAGTTACAATCTCTCCGCATCCCTGGTTGCTGGGCCCCGGTGCCTGAGTCGGGAGGCGGTCTGCAAAAAAGAATCGCAGATCGCAAGGATCAGTTGTTGTGATTAATTAATTGCGATCTGCGATTCTTTTTCAGAGGAATCTGGTTCGGTTACGAACCAGACTTATTCATTTTTAACTTTATCTCGGTTAGTCTGGCTGGAATCACAATGTGTGCATTGCACTCATTACAACAACGCCCATCATCAATTGGTTGTGCATTGTTTCCTTGATCCCAATACATCACGCCTTCTTCCGTGTATTGTTTTTCTATTTCGGCTTTACATATACAGCATTTCATTTGCTTCTCCTTTTAATTTCTTTTAGTATAAGATATTCTAGGAGCTTGTCAACCACTTTTTTCTCTAGCACCCCCAGTTCCCGGCAGCTGCAGCGTCCCGGTGTCCCTAAAAAAGAATCGCAAGGGTCACAAAGTTTTGTTTGTTTTTTAGATAGTTGTGACCCTTGCGATTCTTAGCTCCCAAGCCTTCCGTCCCGGATCGCCCGGGCCCAGAAGCTCCTGGAAGGAGGCGGGAGGCAAACAATGTGCAGACTTGCAAAGATTCGAATTGGTTTTATATTATTGCAAGTCTGCACATTGTTTAATTTTCCAGTTGACACAGTCCCAGAAATTCTTATACTGGAAACATAACCATTTAATAAAGGAGAAATAAAATGGCATCTTATCCAATTTGGAACAAAGTCACAGCTTGTATTTACAAAGGTCAGAAGAGTTATGGAGTCAAGCAGACCGGGGAAGTTTCCGTTTATGTCGGATCATCCGCCAAAAACTCGCATCACTTTTTGAACCACTCAACCACAATGAGAGAACGCACCAACGGAGATCGTGAATTTCGTTTTTATGTTGATGGGGTTCTTATCAAAAGAGTCTTGTTGCCGAAGGGTGGCGTTGACCTGGTCAAGCTGAAAAATGTTCCAAACGACTTGCAGACAGGCAAGATTTTATATAGAGATGACATCCATCTGATCGATGATCCAGAAGCGTGAGCTTCTGGATTTTTTTCCCAATTTTTTTTCCCAGTAAATAAAGATCGCAAAGAATCGCAGAGCGACCATTTCATTTTCTTTGCGATCTGATTCGTGCTTCCCAATTCGCAGTTTGCAACACCCGCACCAGATTTCCGTGATCCAGGTAACCCGGAAGGGAGTCGGACAGAGACGGAGTGCAGAGGTGGACAGAGATAAAAGTGCAGAGTTTACCACCATCAAATAAAAATAGATCAGAGGTCAAAGGGTCACGAACCAAGAAAAAAGAAATGTAATTATTGGCTTGTATTCTCAAATGTATTGATATCTGGGACTTTTCCACAGTTATCCTATTTCCTTTTATTGGCGATTTTAACTCAATAAACAAAGGCAATTTATCAGTTATTATTATTAAATCTGGAAAACCAGAATTAAATTTATTTTCTATTTTCTGGATAAAACAACCTTTTGGAAGTTGTTTTTTTATGTTCAAAAAAAAGTTTTTTTCGTTCATTTTATTGTTGACTTATATGGAAATATATGGGAATAATTATTATATAGCATAAGGGAGAAAATATGTTTCAAAGAAATAATAAACCATTTACTTCAGAAGACCAGAAGTTTTTTTTATCTCCACTTTACTGGATCGAAACAGTAATGGAGGAGCAAGATGAGACAACAGAATATGTTAACAAAAAATATGGAGGACAAGATGACAACTAGAATGTTAGTTCCAGAAGATATTGAAACCAACACTCCAGTAAAAATTTACAAGAATAAACCAAAGAATCTTTGGAGTGTTCAAGTAAAAACCGAAAAAGGCTGGAGAGTAAAAGGTCACATAAAAATAGCCAGAGTTAATAATGGCAGATTTCAAGTTAATGAAAAGACTAGACAAAAGATTGTAGAGCAAAGAAAAAAATATGTTCACGCTTTTGTTATTGGCGAATGGTGTCAACATTGGACACTTTACGGAGATCATGGTTGTGTAGAATTTGTTAAATACAATCCTTACAAACACAAAGAATTTAGAACCACAGATTGGTATGGTAACAAACCAATATCTCCAGATTGGAGAGGAATTGTTTATTTTGGCAAAGATGGCAATGTAACCAAAGTAAAGAAAGGGGGACCTAATTAATGGCTAACTTACAAAACAATGTAATGATAGGGGTCGAGCAAGAGCTTGACCTTTGCCTCAATGAAAAAGGAATGACAAACGAACAAGCTTTAAATCATATTGAAAAAGAGCTTGGCACATATAAAAGAGAGATTGCAAAGTTGATTATCTTAGAAAGACAAGCAGAAGATAGAACTAGTCAATCTTGGGAAGACTTTCACAGAACTAACAGAAGCTTACATCAAGGAGATTAAACTATGCCAATGTTAATATATATTTATAAAAATAATTTAGGCGATTGCACTAATAATGGTGTTTCGTCCAGAGATATAAAAGGCTTATGTCTTACGAATGTAGATGGGCCTTTCGAGCCTTGCAAAGATTATCCAAAAGCAGAACTTATTTTACAAGATTTTGGATATGGCAAGAGTGTTAAAATTGTACCTCATGAAGTAATCGACAAAAATCCAATGTTTGGTGGTAACTTCGGAGAAACTTCAGACTCCAGATTTTCAGAGAAAGTTTCTGAAATGCTAGGACATAAGTTTTATGGTGCAGTCGCAATTCATGATAGAGTAGAATAAAATGAAACCAATCAAATTTAGAACAAGCCTAATCCACTTACCAGACTCAATGGATCAAACGGTCTTTAGAATTTTAGACGATTTTAAAGACGGAGTCACAGACGGATTAATTCATGGTATTAGAAGTGAAACTAACAAATCTCATTATTACAAAGAAGGTTATGACTTTGGATTAGTTTTACATAGCGATCAAATAGATATGTTTAACAAACACAAATATGGAGAAGACGATGCTCAGACATTTAAATAAAACTCATGTAGATTTATGTAGTGGTATTGGTGGTTTTGCACTTGGCTTAGATGAAGGTGCAAAGTTATCCAAACCAATTTTATTTTGTGACACCGAACAATGGTGTCACAAAGTATTAAAAAAGAATTTTCCAAGTATCCCAATTTTTAACGATGTAAAGGAGATCGCAAATGACCCAAAAAGATTTATTCCAAAAAAACCAGATATCCTCACCTCTGGATATCCATGTCAACCATTTTCAGTCGCGGGAAATCGCAGAGGGCAAGAAGACCCTCGCCACATCTTCCCGTACATCTTTAGAATTGTTGAACAAACAAGACCCTCTTATGTCATTTACGAAAATGTTTATGGGCATCTCTCATTGGGATTGGACGAGGTTCTCTTTAAAATGGAAAGCATCGACTACTGTACGAGGACATTTGTATTTCCGTCTTCATCAGTCGGAGCATGGCACAAAAGGGACAGACTCTGGATCGTCTGTAAATCTTTACGCAACACCGAACACGATGGATCATCTTCCCCCAAGGAGTGCAGAAGCAACGAAGAAAATGCAAGAAGGTCACAGAAAGGGACGAAAGAAACCGAGCAATCTGAGAGAGCAGTTAGATCCAATGACAATGAGTTTGTATCCAACTCCAACGACCAAAGGTTTCGGTCATGCCTCAGAGGGTCAGACAATGATCTTCAGAAAGAAAGTAGAGAATGGAGAGATGACGGAAGCAGAAGCTCAAGCAATGATGGATGGAGTGACGTTAAGACCACCAAGAATGAAAACTTGGAATTATCCAACACCACTTGCGAGAGATTGGAAGGACGCATCATACAATCCAACATGGAAAGAGAGCAGAGACAAATCGTTACCGAGAGAAGTGTTGAAGAACAATTATCATGGTGGGAAGTTGAACGCCAACTTCACGGAGTTCCTAATGGGATATCCACAGAATTGGACAAAGACAGAAAACAACGATTGATTGGCTTGGGGAATGCAATATGTCCCCAAAATGCAATGTATCTAGGACTAGCTTTGAGAGGAGAGTTTAATGGCACATCTTAAATTATCAAATAATGAAGTATTATTATTTATTAGAAGTATGCACACTTATCAAAATAAATTAGAAGAAGATCATCCACATTCTGATACTTATCCTTACACACATCCAGTATCTAGAGAAATGAGATATGTTATTCAAACTATTGGTAAGATGAAAAATGAGCTAAAGGTAAGATCAATGCGGCCCCACAAGGTGACCACATGACAAGAGGTAGACCTCCTGGATCAGTAGAAAATCTTTTTCAAAAGGTTGAAAGGCTCAGAAATTTATATATAGAGCATTGTGAGTTAGTGGGTAGACCACACTCTCAAAGATATCAAGGCGTATTGGATGGTATCGATCTTTGCATGGAACTTGCAGAAAGTATAAAAGCTTTTCAAAGTGACATCAGAGAAATTAAATTAACGAAAGGACTTAGTAATGAAACGAATACACAAAGCAAAACAAGCTGCGAATAGGCACAAACGGAAAACAAACGCAAGAAACAAGTATTTTTCTTACACACACAACGGAAACAAAAAAGTTAGAAAATAATAATGTCCCTTGACTTGCAAAATTTATGTGTGTTATTTCTTAATAGCACGAGGCAATTACGGGAATTGCTATTCAACGCCCTTGTCGGAGAGGGTTTTCCTCCCCTTGTCCTCTCCGACTACCTCATAATCACCTTCAATGAATGCAGACGGATAAGCTTTTTTTATCTCAGAAAGTCTGGCTACAATCTCTTCACGAGAAAGTTTATCTAACTGATGCACAACATTTGTTTCTCTTTTATCTATGGCAAGACCGCCGAGTGCAGATCTAATCTTCTCTGCATTGACCGCAGCAGAAAATTGTCCAGACTCTTCTGCTCCTTTGGAAAGATCAGAAAATCTTTTCAACTGACCCAACAAAGTGACACCGTATTTCTTTTCTCTGGCTTCACGAAGATCTTTAACATGATCCACAACCAGGGGAAAATCTTTACCATTGAGCAAAAGACTTGCAGTCTTAGCTGCTTGTCCTTCAGAATATCCAGCTTTTCTAGCACATTCCGCATTGGAATAAGTGCCTTCAACTATAAATTTAGCAAATTCTTTTTGTCTATTTGTAAGGAATTTTTCTTTTGGCATAGCCTTATAATAGTGTTTCTGCCATATTTTTTCAATTCAAAACGCAAAAAAATGCCCACGTGTCATCATAAATGCAGTATGAAGTGTAACATCTGTAACCAAAGTGTAACCAATATCCCTAGTGTCAGTAAGGGTTTGAGGGGTGTGGTTACAAGGTTACACTGGTTACACCTATTTTTAAAAAATTTTTTCAAACAAAAAATTATGACAGAAACACTATATGTGTTTGGCAGAAAGAGCAAAGCATGGTAGATTTAAATATGTTCTTTGCTATAATATTACTTTGCTCACCAATCGCTAATCCTAGTTGTATTGAAATACATGACATGATACAACCACAAGGCTACAAAACAATAGAGAAATGTCAAACAAGATTGAGTGAAATGATGTGGAATATTAGAAATACAATACCTGTTCCACATTCAATGACTATAAAATGTATTAAAAAGGAGAACAATAATGGAAGAACTATCTAAAGATCAGACAATTTTAGATGTCAAAGACCATTGTACCGGGAAGCTATGTCCAAGATGCAAGACGGCTTTACAGACAATTGATGTTCATGGACACTTACAATGTGTTATGTGCAAAGCAGTAATTGAAGATTGTTGCCAAGGAGCACCACAAAAATGAGTGACAACATAGTAAAATTCCCGTATAAATTAAAGAAGACACAAATGCCAATAGAACGAGTATGTGATTTGGCAAAAACTAGGTTGGAAAATGTAGTTATCATGGGGGTAACGAAACAGGGTCAAGTTCAACTTATATCAACATTCCAAGACCCTGCTGAAGTTCTTTGGTATTTAGAAAGTGCCAAGATGGGTTTGATGCAAGGCATGGTATTGGAAGAGGGAGAGATTGATGAAGAAGAGTGACAAAAAAAACATACACAATAAAACTGGAGATAACGTCATCCAGTTTCCCAAGCCATCCACACCTAGCGATGGCAGTCGCAAGGAGGATGTGGAAAGTGGGGAGGGACTCACATTCTATTTCACTCCAGATTGGGACACCAGTGGAGATGATTCAGAAGATAGCGAAACTTGAGAACTGGAAAAGGGACGACAAAAATGTTTTTGATTCACACAGAGGTTATTGGGGACCTTTTTTAACACCAGAAGAATCGCAAGAATTATGTGCAGAAAAATTTGAGGATGACCCAAGGGCAATGAAAGAATCACAACAAAAATATAGAAACAAATATTCTGTACAACAGTCATCGAGTTCTAGTTTAACTTGGGCCGAAGACACCTACGAATAATTTTTTTGATTGACATATAGGAAAAAATGTGATTAAAACATAATAAAAGGGAGAGACAATGTTAGTTATTATAGAGTCGCCATTTCGCGGCAATAAAAATTTTGGTCAAGAACAGAACTCAACATATGCAAGATTATGTCTTCATGATTCGTTGATGCGTGGAGAGTCACCTTTTGCATCACACTTACTTTACACTCAAGTATTGAACGAGCAAGATCTTGGTCAAAGAACAATGGGCATGAAAAGAGCATTCAAATGGTATCGACACGCTAATCTTATGGCAGTGTATCGAGATCATGGAATAACTCAAGGCATGAGAAAAGGTATCCGAGTTGCTAAATATTATAATATAAAAATAGAATTTAGAACTTTAGCAGACTGGGCCAGGGCAATAGAAGCAGGAGAGTATAATGGAAGATCCCAAAAGACAAGAAGAGCTGTTTGATAACTGCTTGAAAGAAGAAAAGTATTGGAGAAAAAAACAATACGATCATGAGTGGAATGAAGACAAACTCAATGCACGGTGGTGTAAAGAACAAGCAGATTATTGGAAAGACAAAATCAATCATGGAATTTTTTGGGAACCTAAATTTTGACAGACTTTAAGTACAAAACAAAACCATACCAACATCAAAGAGAAGCATTAGAACAAAGTTACATGGAAAGAAACTTTGCATACTTCATGGAGATGGGTTGTGGTAAGTCGAAGGTATTGATTGACAATGTCGCTTGGCTTTATGAAAAAGCAGAAATTGATTGTGCTGTTATCGTTGCACCAAAAGGTGTATACATGAACTGGAAGAATAGTGAAATACCTATTCATCTGCATGATAGTGTAAGACATAAAGTTTACACATGGAAATCTAGTTTAACAAAAAGAGAAACGGAAACGCTCCGTGAATCGGTGACCGAGAGACATAGACTTAGAATCATTTTGGTCAATGTTGAGGCTTTTGCTACAAAGAAAGTGTTACAATATTTAGATAAGGTAACACATAGAAGCGATTTTCTTTTAGCCATAGACGAATCGACAACAATTAAAAACATAAAAGCAAAAAGAACAAAGGCACTTATAAAATTTGGTGAGGCTGCGAAGTATAGAAGAATATTAACTGGAGCACCAATAACAAAATCACCTCTTGACTTATACGCACAGTTTCTATTCTTAAACAAAGAAATCATGGGGTTTGATTCATACTGGTCTTTTCAAGGAAGGTACGCAGTAGTGAGAAGTGTTAAGATGGGATCACATTCTTTTAACCAGGTTGTTGGGTACAGAAATTTAGAAGAGATGAAATGTAAGATCGCTCACTATTCTTATCGAACAACAAAAGAAGAAGCATTAGATTTACCACCGAAGATATACACAACAAGACAAGTTGATCTGACAATGGAGCAAGAACGACATTATCAAAGTATTAAAAAAACTTCGGTAGCGTTGCTTGAAACTGGAGAGATGGTTACTGCTCCAGAGGTCATGACACAATTGTTAAGATTACAACAATTACTATGTGGTTATCTTGTTACAGACAACGGAGAAGTAGAAGAAATACCAAACAATCGTATGAATGTGTTAATGGAAACAATCGAAGAGATGGAAGGCAAGATTATTATTTGGTCAAGATTCAGACACGACATTATAAAGATAACAGAAAAGTTAAAACAGACATACGGATCAGACACAGTCGTAAATTACTTTGGCGATACGACAATGCAAGACAGACAAGATGCAATTGAAAAATTTCAAAATTTAGAAGATAATGTGAAATTTTTTATATCTAATCCACAAACTGGTGGCATGGGTATTACACTTCACGCAGCGACAAATGTTATTTATTACTCAAACGATTTTAATTTAGAGTCAAGAAAACAATCTGAAGATAGAGCACATAGAGTTGGTCAACATCATCCAGTCCTTTATGTGGATCTAATGTGTCCCAACACAGTTGATGTTCACATCGTCAAAACATTATTAAATAAGAATAAACTAGCAAGTATAACTTTAGGGGAAAGGGTATTAGAATGGCTAAAGACATAAGAGGAGAGAAGATGATAGGCACGGCGGGAGAGACTTTCGTTGCCTATGCACTATCGATGATGGGTGTTGAATGTTCCTTGGTTAAACAAGATGGTACAGATATCATAGCGTGTAAATCAATGGACGATAGTTTACTTGTGCCTCAGAGAATAGAAGTGAAGACAGCAACATGGTTGAATGATAAAAAACTATTTAACTTTTCTACATCAAAAGGTGGAGACAAACGGGCCTACACAAAAAAAGATTGTGACATCATAGCTTTGTGTTCCATCAGACAAAGAGGTGTTTTATTTTTCAATGTTGAAAAATTACAAAAGGTAAGTAAAAAAATTCATATAAATGATTTTATGAACGAAGAAGATATGAAAAGAACATGGGAAAGTTCTTTGTATGAGAGTCAAAAACACATGTTTAATCTTCTTAAAAAAGAGCGTAAAAATTACACTCATCCTTATTTAGGGGACATGAGACTAAAAGTAAATGCAGAAATTGTTAAAAAAATATAAGTTTTTATTTGACAAAGTGGGTATAGTTGTGATAAGAGTTAAGATAACATCAAGGTGGTTTTTTTTCATAGGGGTTCGCATAACCCTCCTCCTTGCCACCGAGATGCCAGTTTGAGGAGCTGTTTGTGGTTTTTTATATTTCCCACATTAGCTCCAGCTCACTCAAACGAATTGCGAAAAAAGATGAGGTAGGTTCCAAGTTTTTTGAAGATTTCCTTGGTTTCTCCCCTACCTCATCATTAATTAGGAAGGACGACAAATGGATCCGAGTAAATGGAAATCAGTAGCAGTACCGATTAGCATTTGGACAAAGTTAAAAGAATTAGCTGACAGAAATGATAGATCTGTTGGCGGAACGATTTCATTTCTCACAAAGAGAGAATATGAAAAAGAAGTTGACAACAAGCAAATCAAAAAGGTAGGCTAGTTGTCGATTAGTTGGGTGAGGTTTCCTTTCCGAGTCTGGACGACACTCCTAGATTCGTACATTTCCTCACTTAACGATTAGCGTATGTTAATACATATCGATACGGCTCTCCACTCCTGTAGGGCCGTATCTTAACCGCTGAAGAGCATAAACTTTATTTGAGAAAGGTAGAACTATGAGTGATGTGTTTTCACTATTTGAAGAAGAGGCAGCTAATCCTCAAGCGTTTGAAATTAGCAAAGACAAGACGAAGAATCTTTCGTCTCTTATTCGGTTATCTATAGATGTTGAGAAACAAATTAAAGAAACCGAAGACTATCTTAAAGACTTGAAACAAAAGAAGCGAACTGTTGATGAGGAAGATATTCCTTCATTAATGGAAGAGCTTGGTGTAGAGAGTCTACAAGTAGATGGCAACAAAGTATCGATAGATAAGTTTGTGTCTGCTCGTATACCAGAGGCTAGAAAAGATGAAGCTTATGCTTTTCTAAGATCAATAGGTGAGGCAGATATAATTAAGAATGAAGTTGTTGTCGGATTTAATATGGGTCAAGATAATGTAGCGGGAGCCGTGGTTGATGATCTTACGAAGCAAGGTTTAAACCCGGTACAAAAAACTCATATACATCCAATGACTCTGAGAACTTGGGCGAAGAACAGAATCGAAAACGGTCAAGAGATTGATCTTGATATGTTTGGGGTATACCAGGGTAATCGTGCAAAAATTAAAGGAGGTCAGTAATGGACACACAAGTTGCACAGAAAAAGACCACAGAGGTTGTGGTATCAGAACTCGACAAGTTACTTGAAGAGGACTCTGGTGCTGGTCTTGAGAATTTTACAACCGAAGATATGCAGATACCTTTTATTAGGATTCTGCAGGCGTTGTCGCCACAACTTAATAAGCAAGATCCTTTATATATTAAAGGTGCTGAGCAAGGCGATATATTCAATACAGTTAGTGGAGAGATCTATAAAGCAGATACTGGATTAACTGTTGTTCCAGCATATTTTGAAAAGAAATTTTTAGAATTTGCATTACGATCTACTGGTGGTGGATTTATCAAGGAGTTATCTCCAGACGATAAAGATATCAATCTTACCAATCGTGAAGGGACTATTGAAATGTTACCAAGTGGTAACGAACTCGTAAGAACACACCAACATCTCGTGATTGCCAAAGGTGAGAATGAGATGGCTCCAGCAGTTCTTGACATGAAGAAGACACAATTAAAAGTGTCAAGAAGATGGAATACTTTGAAGAATGGTATTCGTTTGCCCTCTGGTAAACCTATGCCTCTTTATGGTACTGCGTGGAAGATTACGACAGTTTCCGAAAGTAACGATCAAGGGACATGGTATAATTATAAACTTGACCGTATTACAGAAATCACTAAAGATATAGAAAGTATGATGCTAGAAGCTCGTAATATGTATCAAAGTGTGAGGAAAGGGGAGGTTAAAATGGCAGCCGCCTCTGCTGACGAGATGGCAGACAAAGGTGACGAAGCACCGTTTTAACTATTGGGGTCACATACGCTCCTCCAAGTATGTGGCCCTTATTTTTTGGAGTGATGAGTGAATATAACAGAAGAATTTTTAAAAGCATTTGAAGGGTTCGGTCAAGCACACGGACAAACAGATGTTTCCAACCAAAGAATGAACGGCAAACAAAAAGCCAAATCATTTATAGTAAGACAACCATTAACATTAGAATTAGTTCAAGGTCATCTCGATGGCAAAAAAGGTGTTGGAGCGATACCAATTAACGAAAATAACAAGTGTAAATTTGGTGCTCTTGACATTGATCAGTATCCATTAGACCATATTAGTCTAGCCACAAAACTGAAGGAACTCAAAGTTCCATGTATCGTGTGCCGTAGTAAAAGTGGCGGAGCACACATATTTTTCTTTTTTAAGGAGTGGATGGATGCTAGTGATTTTCGTGATAAAGCTGCGGAGATTGCTGCTGGATTGGGTCATGGTCGTTGCGAGATTTTCCCAAAACAGGAGCAAGTTCTGGTCGAAAGGGGGGATGTTGGTAATTTTATCAATCTTCCTTATTTTGATTCTGCTAAAACCCTCAGATACGCGGTCATTCAAAAGAAAGATGGCTATATTGAGGCTACGCTTGAGGAATTTATTGAAGAAATAAAAGAGCAATCATGTCTACCAAAACAATTTATGAATGTAAATATTGGTGGGCCAGCTAATTTATTTCCAGGATTCGTACCATGTCTTCGTGCTTTATTAAGTATCGGAGTGCATGAAGGTGGTAGAAATAAAGCTGCTTTTCAGTTAGGTGTTTTTTTACAGAAGTCTCGACCTAATGATTGGAAGTCGCAGATGGAGGAGTTGAATGTAAAACATTTTACTCCAGCTTTACCTGCTTCTGAAATAGTTACGATTCAAAACACATTGGAGAAGAAAGAGTATCAATATACATGTAAAGAAGAACCTATGGCTTCTCATTGTAATCAAGGAATTTGTCGTGGATTGAAGCATGGTATTGGTATGACCTCTATGCCATCGATTAGTGGATTGTCTGTCATTTTATCAGAGCCTCGTTTGTGGTTCTTGGATATAGATGGTAGAAGATTAGAACTCACAACAGAAGAACTACAGACACCACGATTGTTTCAAAGAGCGTGTATGGAGCAGTTAAATTTTATGCCACCAAAGATGAAAGATGGTGATTGGGAGATACAAGTCAATGGTCTTCTTGAAAACTGTAATGAAATAAGTGTACCAGAGGAACTTACATATAAAGGTCAGTTCATGTCTCTGCTAGAATTATATTGCACTGGAAGAGTTCAAGCACAAAGCTTTGAAGAAGTGGTGTTAGGTAAACCTTTTACAGAGGCAGAAGAATCTAAAACATACTTTAGATTAGAATCTTTGATGGATTTTTTAAGAGGAAGAAAGTTTGATAATTACACAAGAGCACAAGTGCAAGAGAGAATAAAAGAAATAAACAATGGAGATAGTTCCGTAGTTAAAAAGTTTCAAACATCACAAGGTAAATGGAAGACCGTTAGAGTTTGGTGGATACCAGAGTTTGGAGCAGAAATACAGATTAGACCAATAGAAATAAAGCAAGAGGAGTCACCATTCTAATGAATGAAACAACGATATTTGGACCTCCTGGAACAGGGAAAACAACAACATTAATTAATATAGTCAAGGATAGAATGTCTACTGGAACGGCTCCAGATAAGATAGGATTCTTTTCTTTTAGTAGAAAAGCAGCCACAGAAGCTAGAGATCGTGCTTGGCTTGACTTACAATTAGATAATAAAAGTTTACAGTATTTTAGAACTTTACACAGTTTAGCCTTTCAATGGCTTGGTTTAAATACAAGAGATGTGTTTAGAGGATCTGATTACAATGAGCTAGGTAAGATTGTAGGTATAGATTTCAGATCATCACAAACATTAAATATAGAAGACGGTCCTTTGTTTTCTATTGGTGCAGGTGGAGATAAATACATGTCTATCATTCAAATGGCAAGAGTTAAACAAGTGCCAGTCATGGATGAGTTTAAACAAAACTGGGATACACCAGAAGAGTGGAGTTCAAAACTACAAGTCCAACAACTAGAACTGTTGAATGATGCTTATGTGAAATATAAAAGAGCAAAAGGTAAATTAGATTTTATAGACATGATAGAAAAATTTATTAGTCAAGGAACAAGTCCAAAGTTTGATCTATTAATTATAGATGAAGCACAAGATCTTGTGCCTCTGCAATGGAGAATGGTCAAGGAAGTATTGGTTCCTAATTCAAAAGAAGTTTTCTATGCTGGTGATGATGACCAAGCGATCTATGGTTGGATGGGTGTAGATGTAAAAAGATTTTTAGGAGCAAGTCCAAATAAAAGAGTTCTTAAAAAATCTTTTCGTGTGCCAATTGAAATACATAAAATGGCAGACTTACTTATAAGAAAAGTTAAAATCAGAGAAGATAAAAAATGGCAACCCCAAAATCACAATGGATTTGTTTCTTGGTATCGTGATATACTTGATGTAGACTTAACAAGTGGCGAATGGTTAATACTTGCAAGAACAAACTATTTAGTAAACAAAGTATGTTTACGTTTGAAAGAAGATGGGCATCTTTTCTGGAGAGAAGGCACTGGTTGGTCTATATCACCAAATGTTTTGAATGCAATAGAGGTATGGCTTAAACTATGCAAGGGGGAAGAATTGACAACAGAAGAGTTACTCCCATTTTCAAAACTAATACATCCAGATCTTATTACAAAGGCGGGCAGAAAAATTCTAGCATCTTTAGAATCAGATCAAAACTATACTCTTCAAGATATTATAAACAACTGCAATCTAAAAGCGACATCAGAAACACCTTGGCAGAAAGTTCTGAAAGTATCGGAACAAGAGGTGGCTTACATAGTATCTGTCAGAAAGAGAGGGGAGAGGATACTAACGAAAGCTCCGAGGATCCGTGTATCGACAATACACAAAGCCAAAGGTGGAGAGGCGGATAATGTAGCTTTATTGTTAGACTCCACAAGAGCTTGTACTGAACAATGGGATCAAGACCCAGAGTATAGAGTTTTCTATGTAGGGATGACTCGTGCAAAGAAGACACTACATTTAATAGAATCACAACAACAATACGGATTTAATTTATGAAGAAAGATAACAATGAAGATATTAATCTAAACAATCAAGTCGGATATATGAACGGAAAAGAAGTATATAATTTCTTTGGAGTAAGTTCAGAAACAATAAAAAAATGGATGGACTATGAAAATTTTCCAGTACCTATTTTAATAACACCAAAAACTAGACTATGGAAATGTTCTGAGATTAAGGAGTGGATAGATGAAAAAAAATAGAGAATATTTTTTAAAAGAAGCAGAAAAATTAATTAATGGGCCGAGAGCAAAAGACTATGGGCCAGTAAAAAAGAACCATCAAAGAATAGCAGATATTTGGACTATTCTTTTGGACAAGAAGTTAAAAGAACCCATTACTCCAGAGGATGCAGTAGCTTGTATGATTGGAGTTAAGATAGCAAGACTAGCAGAAGACATTAATAAAGATGATAGCTGGATAGATGTTATTGGGTATGCAGCTTTGGGAGGCGAAATAATAAATGACAAATGAGCAATATCATTTGCTAGAACAAGACATAAGGGATATCTCTTGGGGTAATGCCGACTCTGATTGGACACCTCCACAGACCATTCCAGACTTGTCACAGTATGATACCATAGCGATAGATTTAGAAACTAAAGACTCGAATCTGTTAAAGCTTGGGCCTGGATGGTGTAGAAAAGATGGACATATTATAGGTATAGCTGTGGCTGCGGGAGATAGCTCTTGGTATTTTCCAATAGCACACACTGTTGGAAATATGCCTAAAAGACCAGTGCTTGGTTGGTTAAAAGAATTATGTTCTGATACTACAAAAACATTTGTGTTTCACAACGCTCTGTATGACTTAGGATGGTTAAGATCCGTGGGTATAGAAGTTAAAGGTAAAATTAGGGACACAATGATAGCAGCTCCAATATTAGACGAAAACAGAAGATACTATAATTTAAACTCTGTCGCTGGAGATTATTTAAAAATATATAAAGATGAGAAGATGTTGAAAGGTGCGGCAGAAGAGTTCGGTGTAGATCCAAAGTCTGAGATGTGGAGATTACCACCTCGATATGTTGGTGCGTATGCAGAACAAGACGCTTCGATAACTTTAAAACTTTGGAACATTTTGCAAGATAGAATTGTTTCTGAAGAGTGTACCAGTATATTTAATTTAGAGACACAGTTGACTCCAGTATTGTTAGACATGAAAACAAAAGGTGTTCGTGTAGATTTAGATAAGGCTCAACAAGTAAAACGATATCTAACAAAATTAGAAAAAGACTTACTTAATGAGATAGCCTCTGAAACAAAAGTTACGATGGAACCGTGGGTCGCCACATCTGTAGCAAAGGTCTTTGATGCTATGGGTCTTTCTTATTCTCGCACAGAAAAGTCCGGGTCTCCCGCGTTTACAAAACAGTTTCTTGCTAATCATCCTCACCCAATTGCAAAAAAGATTATAAAGATTCGAGAGATAAACAAAGCAAACACTACTTTTGTTGATACTATTCTTGAGCATTCTCATAATGGTCGTATACATTGTGACTTTCATCCTCTTCGTTCTGACGGTGGTGGCACAGTGACGGGCCGCTTTAGTTCTAGTAATCCTAATTTACAACAAATACCTGCTAGAGATCCAGAGATAAAAAAACTAATCCGTGGTTTGTTTATTCCAGAGGAAGGTCACAAATGGGGTTCTTTTGATTATGCCTCACAAGAACCAAGATGGCTAGTGCATTATTGTGCTACCTTGACAGGCATAGATAGACATCCACAAATTGACGATGTCGTAAAGTTGTATCAAGAGGGTCAAGCTGACTTTCATCAAATCGTTGCAGACATTGCTGGTATACCGAGAAAACAAGCAAAGACAGTCAACCTTGGTTTGATGTATGGTATGGGCAAAGGTAAGTTAGCAAACATTCTTGATTTATCTGTTGAAGAGGCAACAAGTTTATTAGACAAATACAATAACAAAGTTCCTTTTTTAAAATCAGTTTCAGAAAAAGCTATGAGACGAGCAGCAGATAGTGGAGTGATTAGAACTTGGTTGGGCCGTAAATGTAGATTTAATATGTACGAACCTATTTCATATCAATACAATAAAGCACTTCCAATGAAAGAGGCTATAGCGGAATATGGTGGTAAAGGCAGAATAAGAAGAGCATTTACATACAAGGCGTTGAACAGACTGATTCAAGGGTCAAGTGCAGATCAAACAAAGAAAGCTATGGTTGATTGTTACAAAGAAGGATTGTGTCCAATGTTAACAGTGCATGACGAACTTTGTTTTAGTATACTAAATCAAGACGATTCAGATAAAATAAAGGACATTATGTCTAATTGTATATCAAATCTTAAAATTCCCTTTGAAGTTGACGATGAAATGGGTCAAAATTGGGGTGAAGTTGGATAGTGGCGATTATAAAAAGCTACACAAGAAGAGTCTTTTTTAAGGTGGAATCATACTAGAGGGGTATTGTTTCGCCTCTCTGTGAGCGTCTGAGAGCTTAATTTTTTCGGACAGGCTTACAATATGTTATGATTTTACCAGGTTTTCCGTCTTCGTTAGGAATATTTGGTTGGGCCGTTAATCTCTCTGCAAAATATAAACATCTGTCTACATTTTTAAATCTCTGTGTCCTATCTATGATCTTTTCGTCTATCATAAACACTAATAAGAATTCAATCATTCACCTTTTGCTTTCCAAAAATATTCATCTGTATCTCCGAGTCTAAACTTTTGTCCATTCTCAACTTGATATACTTCTGTACTAACTTTGAAGTCTGGTTGTAAAGGCTGGTCTGGTGTGAGTGAATTATCATATACTCTCATTCTGTTATTAGGGTACAAACAATATTGCCCATTTTCTAATTCTAACAAATTGTGTGACTTGTGTTCTGCGGGTTTATGACTTGTAGAATAATCAACATTGTTTACATCGTCATGATAGTTATCCAAAGTAGCAATATAACTACCTTTTAATATTCCATGATCTCTAGTGTATACTTCATAATCCATTGATCCTATAAACTGTTTACAAATAGAAACTACGCCATAATCCATGCAATTCCAAAACTGAAGATTGTAAAGATCCATATCTGGAGTGGGGACAACTGGGTTAGAAACGAATGCACTAATAGGTAACTTATCATACAAAGCACCATAATCAGGAAGGTAAGTTTCGAAATAAAACGCTCTCCCAGGAACAGATTTAGCCGTAACCCAAATCCCCTTAACAAACTCTCCATGACCATCTTCATGATCTCTTAAATACTCTTTTCTAACCCACACATCTTCAGAAGGCAGGTTACATATCAAAGAAGCCATTAGTGCATAGTTTCTTTTGTTATAATTTTATCTAACTGTGCTAAAGGTTGAGAGCTTCTACTGTCTATATAGTCTCCAAAAAAATCATAATCTCTTGTAACGACCTCTTTTACAAGAACATTGTTAACTATTTTTATCGTGCTAAACTCTTGCTTAATAACTAAATTACCATGATCTTCTTCCATTGCTTCTTTAAACGGGCCATCTTTCATGCTATCAATCCTTTCCTATATCCATTTGTTCTATCATAGGTAAGCACATCTTTTCTGTTTTCGCCAGGGTATTCGTTATTATACGAGACATGAACCCAACCAGAACTTGGATCTCCAGTATAGCATTCTAAAATTAATTGATCAAAGTCCATATTGTTTTGAATGTATTGAGCAAGTTCAAAATTATCAACGCCTGGGATTTCTATATCAGCCGCCTGACCTTTTGCATGTTGACTGGTTGATTTTGAACCAATCGCTTCACATAAGGCGGGACTGCGATATCCAGAGTTAATAACCATGGGTTTTTTAAAATGATATCGTATCATTTCTAGTACGCCATGGCACAACTGTTCCATAGCTTCTATATGGTTATCATCTGGTGTGTTGTCAATACCTTTTCGCTCTGCTGTTTGCGATTTTGTAAATTCTGTTAAAGTAAAATTTGCTGAAAGTCTCATCCAGTTCTCCTTGCTATTTCCATGTTCTTTAATATCTGTTCTGGGTTACCACCTAGAAACTGTGCAATCTCTCTGTTCTCTGGTGATGGATTAAGAAGTTGACTTGTAACTGTTGCTAAATTTATTGTTGGTTCTTCCGTAGTTCTCTGTGTTGTCTGCTCTGGTAGTTTTTGAGTTTCGTTTAACGGATTAACTTTAAAATTAGGATTTGATTTAGTGTTTGTTAAATCTAAAAAGTCATTCACAGTTGGTGGTGAAGCCTTTTTCTTAAGTTCTGGAGTAAGTTTCATTCCAAATCTTTTTCTGTATAATCTCATGATAGTAGAGTAAGGAACTTTAATTCCTTTTCTAATAGCAGATCCTAATCTTTCTTTACTTGGTAGATATGGTATGTACTTATCTGCTCTTAAAGAAAATATTTCTTTTTTTCCTATGCCTGCTTTCTCTCTTAATATTCTAGCAATTTTATTATTAGTAAAGCCTAATTGTTTTAAACTGTCATAGTTTAATTTCATCTCTCTAAATGCTTTGAGTCTAGCATCATCTGCTCTTAAATATGCTTCCAACATTTGTTCTTTCGTTGGATCTTCTAATCGTAAAGCATCAGTAAATAATGTAGCTGCCTCTGATCTAAGTCCTTTGAACTCTTGAGCCTTGAACTCTGCAATTTTATCTCTATCTATAATTTGAGATTGTAATCCAGTAAAAGCTCTAAACAATTCACCATATCTTTTATACTCTCTTCCAGTAGTAGGTTCTTCTGCTTTTACATTGAATCCTAAAAACTCTCCACCTTCTGGGAAAAATACTCCTCTTGCAGTTCTACCAAGTTCTGGTGATTTAACTGGCTGTCCTCTGACAATACCAAGATCTGCTCCAGTTGGAACTCTGACTGGTATGATGTTTGGTTTAAGAGTATCAAGAAGATGTATCATGCTTTTTTCTAAAGATAGTCCTAATCCATCTCCCTCTTTGTATACTTTAGCACCAGAACGAGTTCGTCCTCCTCTTCCAACTCCGAGTCCTAAAGCACTTTCTTTTGGTAGCACATCGAGGACTGAATCATAAATCATTGACACTTCAAAGAAAGGACTAAAAAATTCAGCGAGAGAATCAAACGCCGCTCCTCTGACGTTGGCAAAATCAGATTTTTGTAATCTTGATCCTTCTCGTAGAGATCTAAAAACTGTGTGGAAGGGTTTAGACAACATGTCCCAAGGGTTCGTGTAACTAAAATCTATAACTTCTGGATTACCTTTTTCATCTTTACCTACTGGTATCAACACAGAGTTTCTTTGCCAAGGTGCAGATAATCTGTTGATAGCATCGACCTCTTCGTCTGAAGTCCCAGTCATCATTTGTCCAAATCTTTGTATTCCTTCTCCTAATACTCCAAAAGTAAACATAGAATTAGTAAGTCTTCTTGCTCCTATCTCTCTTATGGCTGCACTATCACTTGCTAATTCTTTCATAGCAACGTCTAAAGTATTAAATCCAGTTCTTAAAATCTCTGCAGGGAAAGCGATAAAGTTACCAAGAGGTAATCCTCTTAATCCTTTTATGACATCTGGTACAAGTTCGTAGTTTGGAACTAAGTTACGAATATTATCTGCTGTAAACTGTTTAAATGCTTCATCAAGTTCATCACCAACTGCATCTGGTTTAGCTCCTATGTAACGACCAAACTCTCTGTCTGCATTTCTTACCGCACCTGCGATTAAATTATTTTGTTGTTCTTTATTTAGATCATCAAAACTTCTACCTAGTGGACCTACTGGTTGCTTTTTTACTTTTGTTATTGCGGCTGACTGCATCTTTCTTCTAGCGTTTCTAAACTTTTGAAGCTCAAACAAGTAGTTGTATATCTTCCAAACATCATCACCACCTCTATATAAATCTTCTGCAAAACCAAGAGGTCTTCTAAAAAACTGTCCGAGCTTACTTCTTTTTTCTGCATCAAAAGTAGGGTCTGATCTACCTAATTGTCTTTCTGCTCTTTGCTTTTGTGTGAGACCTAAACCACGTTCATCAAATTCTTTTAAACCCTGGACAAAACCATCACTACCTTCATAGCCTAATCCTTTTCTTAAATTTTCTTGTATCTCTCTTAATTGTGCTGAACTACCAATAACACCCCTTTTTTGCATTTCCACAAGAAAGTCAAGTGTTTCATTGTCTCTTTTTAAATCTATAAAAGTTTTATTCTTTGTCTTAAGTTCTTTATCAATAGCATCTCTTAAAACTATATTAAACGAAGATCCTAAACTAGCTCCCTTGCCATAATTACCTTGAGCTATTGCAAATCCAGAAGCGGATGTTACGTTTCTTACTTGAGTTAAAGGAGATAAAATAGTTTTTGCGTACTGTGTAGCACCTTTCAGTGTTTGCATCATACCGTAAGTTTTTCTAAGTAAAGTAGGCATAGTATCGGCATCTGTCCAAACATGACTACTTAAATTGTTAAACATAACTCTAGGCACTGCGTATCCAAACATGGTTCCATAAATACTACTTGTTTGATTAGCACCAGGAGAATAAGCATCTCTTGCTATAGTTGTCTCTCCAGAACGTCCTAAGATTACATGATTAGGATTTTCTTCTAACCACTTATTTAAAGCGTCACTTAAAAGTTCTTTATCTAGTTGACCTATTCTACTGATTTGATCTGGGTTGATATCATAAGTGGTTGCTCTTTCTTTTATAAATTTTATGATCTCATCATCCATTTTAAAGAAGACTTGTTTTTCAGGTTTAAAACCAACTTCCGTGGCTCGTGCTGCATTTCTCGCGGCAACTGAAGCTATGTTTGCATCGGCAGATTGTTTGAACAACGATAAAAATCTATCTGTTGCAACAAAGTTAGATAGCTCAGACACAGTAGATATAAAAGCTTCTCTTGGATCTCTGACTTCACCAAGTATCTGTCTTAATACTTCACTGTCTACTTTTCTCTTATTAAGTAAACTGGTATCTAATCTTGTTTGAAACAATCTATTCAGACCAATGCCTCTGTTTCCACCTTTGGCTTTTGCGTTTGCTACCACTGTATTTATGTACGACTCTGCTTGTTGTCTTGAAAGACTTGCACCACCTTGAATAATATCGTCCATTTGTTGATCAGTTATTCTCATCGGTGTTTCAGATAAAATACCTCTTATGTGTCCTAAATCTGTGCCTTCTCTTGCGAGAATTTTCTGGATAATTTCTTCTTTTGCTTGAGGTTGTATTTTATAATTCTTGTCATTATATATTCTATATAACCTTCTTAAATATCCACCCTCTCTCATCATTCTTTCAACTTGATTTTCAAATTGAGCTCTAGTGAGGTTACCTTGAATAACTGCATCATCTGGTAAATCTTGAATAACTTTACTTGCTACAAATTGATCAGATAACTTCTTAATCATATTAGCTGCATCTACATATAAAGTGTATAATTCATCTGGTAAATCTACAATCTTATTTGCTTTTTGTCTTGCTACTTGTTGTTGATTGCGTGACAAGCCTCGTAAATTTTGATCTTTTCTTGCTCCCTCCAAGACATCCATAAAATTATCTACATACTTTCTTTTACTGTGATCTGGTAATCCAGTGAAACGAGGGTTCTTTAAAGTTTCAGTAATCTTTTTATCAATCTCTTGCATTTTTTGTTTAGCAATTTTGATGTTACCTTCTACTTCTGGATTAATTAAAGATCTGGCTCTCGCAACAACTGGATCTAAAAAACCTCTGTATCTTAACAAAGATTCCATTTTAGCAATAAAGCTAGGTAAAGTTGTTAGTTTTTGAGGATCTTTGGTAAGTAACTCTTCTCTTCTAGCAATAGATCTTTTAGCAGTATCTATCATGCCTCTAGCTAAAGGAACTGTCATACCACTAGCTAAATCTAAAACTGTTGTATTTTCTGGAATAACTTTACCTGCAAAATTACCAACTTTTTCATTTAAAGCTTTTATTCCTTCCACTGGTCTTGCACCGAGAGTCTTGTTTAGAACTGTAAAAGAAGCACCCAATGCTGGAGGAATGACACCTGTTGCTATTCCACCCTCAAGACCAACTTTTAGTTTATTTGCTATTTTTGCAAAAGCTCTTTCTTGACCGTCCATGCCCACTGCATCAACTGTATTCGTTGGGCCAGCATCAAAAAAATCTCCTAATGTTTGTGTATCATCTGTAGAAACTATGGCATCTGCCAACCCAGCTGCACCTAACATGGTGGCGTATCGACCTACTTTTTGTGCTTTGGTTCTGACTTTACCAGGTAATCCAAACACAGTAGGTTTTTTCTCAAACATAGTAAAAGGATCTCGTCCTTTTCTGACTGCACCTAATTTAGTTCCTAATTGATAAGATTCTATTTTACGGTTTTTAACAGCCATTCTTGGCTGACCTCTCATGATTCGTGCTACTCGTCCCACCTTTGACACGGCAGAGGCGGCGGCAACACCAGGTATACCAAACTGCACCAATGCTTCTGTAACTTTACCTGCTGCACCCGTAGGATCTATACCAAGATCCTCTCTAAGTCCATCAAACCATTGTTCAACAAGACCAGTGGCATTGCCTCCAGTAATTGCGTCAGATACTAAAGTTCCAGTTGATACGATACCTTCTGGTATTTTTGATAAACCAGAAAGTACACCTTCACCAGCTTCAGTAAAAAATCCTTCATACTCTTGAGGATCGCCTTTTTGAGCTTTTGCTATTTTCTCTTCAAACTGTCTTACTCTTCTTTCAGCTTCTTCTTGACCTATCTCTTTTGAGTAAGTGTAGTTTTTTCCATCAACATTATAAGTAAACATTTAATTAACCGAAAGTTGCACCAAAGTTAGTAAACAAAGATTTATTTCTCTGCAATACTTTCATTGTATCTGCGTCTTCTTCTTCTATTGCAGTCTTTATCTGTTCTGGTAAATCTAAATAGTTAAGTTGTATCTTTCCTTTATATTTATTGTATAAAGGTCTGTATTCAGTGATCAAAGCACTTAATGCTGCACTTGGGTTTGAAGTGGTAGGATCTAATGCTTTTTGATATGGACTAGTTGACTTCTGTAAATTTTGAATGGTTGCACCAAGCTCATTCTTCATTTGAGTTGTTAACTCTGTGTCTTCAACAGCCGAAATACCGTATCCTCCAGTTCCACCAGAAATACCTATTTTCTGCATAGCCTCACTTGGATATTTCTTATTACCCTCTTTTAATGCTTTAATTAAATCAAACTGACTTTGAATACCTTTTGGAGTCAACTCTAAATTATCTGCTGTAGCTGGTTCATTTGGATCTTTTAATTGAACAAGATCACTAGCTATCGCTCCTTGTATTTCATCTGGTAACATAGCAGCTATCTTTGCTTTTGACATTTCTAATGTTTTTTGAAATTCATCTGAAGACTTATCAAGTTTAAATTTTTCAAGATCAAATTGTGCAAGAGTGCTCATAGTATTTAGTTTTATTTTTCTCATTGCAACTTCTGTGTTTAATTTATTTAACAAATCTTCTCTTGCTTCCCCACGAGTTTGTTGAACTATATTAAACTGTGCAGCTTTTCTTTGAACATCTAATGCGTTCATAGCCACTCTTTCTGCCTTTTCATCTTTTAACAATCTATACATTGTGTTTTGATATTTTTCTACATCTTCTCTGTAATCATCTCTAAGATTTTTCATGTCTCTTCCATAGCCTTCAAGACCAACACTAAAACCTTTTGCTACATTAGTAAGTGTGTTTGGACTTTCTCCTGCCGCCATAGCAAGACCTGCTCTCATCATGTTAAGCCAAATAGAACCTTGTTGATCTTTTGATAAATTTTCATCTAACTTATCTTTGTCGTATCCAAGCATATCAAAAGCTGCATCTTTTACATCTGAAAAAGTAACTTCTTCTGGTTTTTTATTTAAGGCATCAAAATAATCTTGTTGATGTTGTTCGTAAGTTGTACCTAGATAAGTGGCAGAGTTAACATCTTCTAAATCTGAGGCATAGTTATTATACACATCTTGAAGCTCTTTGGTCTGGTTTTGTATTCTTTGATTTACGTCACTAAAATCAAACGATTTTGTTGTTGTCCCTTCAGTAGTTTCTCCTTCTGTAACTAAAGAAGGATCGTCATCTGCTGAAGTAAACACCTCACCAGTTCCTTCATCAATACTATCATCATTTTTTGTAACTTTTTTATCTAATATTTTTTTATTAGTTTCGTTTATTTTAATAGCATCTTTGTCTTTTTTAACTGCGGTGTCTTTTGCTAATTTAGCTTCTGTTCCTGCTAACTCCTCTAATTGAGTTTTCTCTTTTGCTTTAGCTTCTGGATCAACATCTTCTGTGCTTATTATTGTTGTTTGAGGTTTGCCTTCTCCATAAACACCTGGTGTTCTTTGTAGTATTTTTTTAAAGCCTTGATCAAAATCAAATTGTTTTGGAATACTTAAAGCTGGATTAGCTTGTACTGATGAGAATAGATTAAATCCACCACCATTAGATCTTTTAATTAACTCTGGTCCACTAGCCATGATCCCAGCGGCTCCACCTTTTTTACGAAACATTGGTCTATTGTATATACTCATTATGTATACCTCGGACCACCAAAGAAATTACCAAACCCTCCAGCAGATCCTACTGCTCCAAGACCCGCGATACCTAGTCCCATTAACTGTGATCCCATACTTGGACCAGGTCTACTTGTTGTTGAATAGGTAGATTGTAATGCTGGAACACCTCTAAAGATATCAGACATAAAACCAACTTGTTGATAAGGCAAGGCTTGTTGTGCAAGTGCGTCTGCTCTTTCAACATCTCTTTCTCTCTGTCCTTGTTGCTGTTGCAGTCCACCAATACCTAGTAATGTGTTAATATCTTGTACGCCCATTTGTTGTCCCAACTGTCCAAGACCAGCTTGTGCAGTTCCTAACTGACCAGTCAATTGTGCTTGTCTTAACTGTTGATTTGCCGCTTGTTGTGCCGCTTGTTGTGCTTGTTGAAAACCTTGTGACCTTAACTGAGCTCCAGTTCTTGCTTGTTGATCCATTGTGTCTGCTGCAATTTGTCCTTGCAATACAGCTTGTCTAGAACCACCAAACGCACCAGCTCCTACTGCACTTGCTTGTGCTTGATTTTGTTGTTGCCTTCCTTTATCTGCAATGTCTGCTTGAGTTCTTGCAATAACATCTTCTGTATACGGATCCATAAATTGTTGATAGGAAGTCGGATCATAACTTGCTCCTTGTGCACCTGCAATACCTTGACCAACTGCTGCACTACCTTGTTGCAAAAAAGGTTGAAATGCACCTACTCCACTGAGTGCGTTTGCTATAGCTTGTTGTTGACCTTGTGACAAACCTTCTACAGTTTGTTTAAAGTAAGGCATTTGTGAACCTTCACCTGTTAAACCTTTAGCACTAGCAAATATATCTGCTAAAAATTCTTCTTGAAATGGTGCTAATCTAACGGTTTGGGTTTGATCTACTGTTTGTGTTGCCATTATGCGACCCTCTCTAACTCTGACATCATATCATACATTCTTGCTGCACCCAAGTCCCTATCTCCTCCTCCAGCACCTCTTACAGCTTTTGCAGTTAATACGAACTCACCATCTGATAATCTTGCTGGAACAGAATCACTTGTACCCGTCCCTGGTCCGTTGACCTCTCCTCCATCATTCATGAATAAACTTCCTATTGCACCTAAACCACCTAACCTTGATTGTCCACTTCCAAACGGTGAACTTCCAACAGTTGACACACCTCTGTTAAAAGCATTGCCAAGTAACTCTAATGCTTTTCCAGGATCTTTAGGAACTGTAGTTGAACCCGTTGTTTCCATTGATTTTCCAAACTGATCTATTCCGTCACCTTGATCTATAGGCATATATGCTGCTCTTATATCTGATCTTGAGTTGCCACTTGGTGCGTAAGCATTACTCCCCATTTGATTTTTACCTGCTTCAAATAATCTGTTTGCCATGTCATCTGTAAAAGCAGGTAGTCTATTACCTAATTGATTTGCATTAGGCATACCCAAACCGCCACCTAAACCAGGTAGTTGAGAAGGAAAACCTAAACCACCACCTAAACCAGAACCTGCTGTTACATCAACACCAAACTTATCTTGAGCCATATCGCCAACTTGATCTAAAAAAGGTTGTATCTGATCTGCTCTACCTTTAATTTCATTATGAAGACCTCTATTAATTGTCTCTCCTAACAAGTTAAGTCCTCCAGAAGACATAGTAACAACTTCATCATCGTCTTTGTTTCTATTTCTTAAATCTTCAAAGTATTGTTTTCTTTCATCATCATCATCTAGATTATAGAATTTGTCTCCTATTCTACCATAACCTAATCTTGTCTTGCCTTCTGGATAAGGTGGTTGGCTACTTGTTGTCGTATCAACTTCTTCTCCTCCAAGAGCCGCTAAACCCCCAGCACCAACAATACTTGCAATTCCTACGGGAGATGTAGCAAAGTCTTTCAATGCACTCATCATTCCACTGCTCCCTGCGGACTTAATAGCACTGACTGGAGCAGTTGATGCAGAAGTTGTCATTATTTCTGGGCCAGTTACAAAACCAGAATTACTTGCAGTAGACGGACCAAAAAACTTGCCTCCTGCATATCCAGCAATACCACCTAAAGCTGCAGCTTTTAAGGCATCTTCTGTGTCTCCTCCTCCAATAAGACTGCCGATTCCTGAACCAAGAGCCGCTCCAAGTGCTCCTCCTCCTATTCCAAAGCCTATAGCTCCTCCTATTATTGGAGCTGCTTTTTTCAACACTTTTGTAAAACTTTTAAATATTCCCATTATTCACTATTCTATCAATTATTTCTTATTTCTTCAATGCTAGATTCCACTTATAGCACTTGTTGTTATTCTTGTCTTCGCAAACTCTTGTATACTTGCAACAACGGCTAATCTATCATTATCTGCCGCTTGAACTTTTAATATTTCACCTTCATTTAATACAAGATCTTTTGTCAATAATTCTATTGTTGTATTTGCTGCAACTGCTTTGGCTTTAAATATAGGCAAACTATCTATAAAAACATCAATTGTTGAGGCACTACCACTATCGTTAGACACAAGTATAGAATTTATAACGGACGCATTAAAATCTGCATCTGTTGGCACAGTATAAAGATTTTTTAATCCAGTGTTTGCTGTTGTTAAATCTATTGTTGCATTTCTTAAATTTTGCAAATATTGTGGTATGCCACTAACTAACATTACCTTCTCCCATCTGGTCGCATGTCAACACGAGGTGTGCCTAATTTGTATTTAACACCAGTACCCGTTGACTCTACTTTTATAGCAAAAGAACGTCCTCGTAATCGATAATCTATCTTACCTGTAAATTGCTCTATTGGAGTTGTTGTACTTCGAGAAGTATCTTTTGATTCTGTTTGCAGAAAGTTACCTCCAGCAGAGTTTTTTGCCTTTAAAGTAAACGATACACTTGGTGTTGGATTACTAGATCCATTAAAAGTAATATCAGGTAACATTTGTTTTATAGAAACAAACTTGTCACCGTCCCCCATATCCATGGGCCCTGATTCAATAAACGAAGTCATAGCTGATCCGTCATCATCATTTGTTAATTCGTGGTTATATAAAAGAGAATTACCCGTTGCGATTGGAAATGTTCTGATACCACGATCTATCCAAGCGTCTCTGTTTAGTGTTCCATAATACCAAACTTTTTCTGCATAGTTGTAAACAACATAAGCATTAACAGAAGAACTATCTGCTTTTGGGTAAAACCAAATAACTTCACTAAACTCTGAGTTAACACCAACATGAACCTTGTCTCTCTCATCAAAGTTAAAATCTAAAAATACTTTATCTTTTACAGTGCAAGGTAACTGTTGTGTGCCTCCAGCATAAATATAAAAGGTGTCAACACCCATCCAAAACACCACATCTTCAACAGCCACGGCAGAGGCTGGACTCATAATCGTAATATTTTTTGATAATTCTTGCAGACCAAAAGTAAATGGCGGCCCAATAAATTTCATAGAGTGTAATGTTTTATTTGTAAATACCAGTATTTGTTGCTTTGTTTCTACAGCTTGAACAAAAGTTGATCCACCACCAAGTCTTAGATCACCTGCTGTGTTTGTTGCAGTAGGAAAAAAATCAACGGGGTTTTCTTGAGAACTAAAACGTATTAATAGTGGGTCTTGTATTTCGTTACCTTGTGTTGTTGTAGATGTTGCACCTAATCCATCACACCCAAAAGCAATAACATGACGATCTTGGTCAGACACTAAAACTTGTTTAGCTATGGTAGGAACACTTGTTCGAGTAGAAAAAACAGGTGAAGCACTTAGTTCTTTTGCACGAACACCAAGTCCACTCGATTTATCCCAGTAATATATAGCACCGTCTCTTGGATTTATAATTAAATCTTCACCAAAATTATCATGTGACCAAGTTCTTATCTCTGCTCCAGGAGCCGTGATTGAAGACGCTTGACCCCATCCTACAAAGTCATTTGCAGAATCTGCGTTACCAGAAGCAAGTCTAACAAGTGTACCATTTGCATGAGTTGAAGCTGTTGTACCACTTGATGCTCTTGTAACTGTAAGATCGTCTGTAGCTACATTAGTCACAGTAAGTAATTCTTCTTCAATCAATATGATATCAGTTGCCTCTATTCCAGATCCACTTGTAACTGTAAGTGTTGTATCTGAATTACTGAATGTGCCACCTTCATTAATTGTTGTAGCTAATGCTCCGTCAGTTGTACCACTCCATTGACCAGCACCCCACCCTGTACCACCAACCGTGGCATCAAGACCAGTGTTTATTTGATAAGTACCCACTACACTCGATCCACCATTACCAGTATCAGATGAATTAGCTGCTACACTTGATGTTATTGTATAAGAATTAGAACTTATAATAGATACAATTTGAAACTCTGCTTGTAAAATTGCTTGTGTAATATTACCACTTGATCCAAGACCATTAGAATCTACACCAGAAAATGTAACAAAATCATTTACATTGGCTCCATGTGCCGCATCTGTAACAGTAATAGTTGTTGAGCCATTAGTGGCAGCGAAAGTTATGTCACCAGCCGCAGTAGGATCTTTTTCTGGAGTAATATCATTAAAAGTGCCACCTTCTTCAATATAGTATTTAAGATGAGTGCCTATACCTAAAAAATCAGAACCATCTAAAGCAACCCAGTTATGTAATCTTCTAGCAGATCCAAGATAGGTATTACTATTTTGTTTTACCCAACCTCCAAACTTTTCTGGAAAGCCATTACGAAATCTTATCTTATCTCCATCGATATAACCACCCTCGTTACTATAAGAGGTTACATCTGATATGATACCTGGTCTAAATTTTAAACTTGTGTATGCCATTAATCTATCGCCACATCTGAAGAACGAGTTCCAGTATATCCTTGTGTAGAGGTATCAACTGTTCCTGTTCCATTATTAAATTTAGCTAAAGCAAGAGGAAGACTGTTGTCATCATTACCAGAAATTGTCATTGTTATATTAAAAGTTCCGTCTGTACTGTTTGTAGATGATGATGATGCGGTTGCACCAGAGTTTACAGTAACATTATCAAATGGATCAGCACCACTTAAGACACAAGCAACATTTAAATTATTTGTAAAAACAAAAGATCTGTCATTACCAGATCTTATAACTCTAAACCACATTCTTCTTGTGAAAGTTAAATTACCAATACCTGCTTCATCTTGAGAGGGTCCGACAGTATACATCCCCGTAAAACCAAAGGTGTGACTATTCCCATTACCATTGTGGTAACCCATTTTACCACCAAAACCCATATTAGCATAATTTGTACCTGAACCAATATTAGCATTTTCGTATGGGTTTAAAGCAATGGTAGTATTTGCAGTAGTTCCAATATAAAGACGATAATTGTAAGAATTAGGAGATGATGAACTTGTTGCTGTGTCACCTATAAAAACAACTGATGTATTTCCATTAGCAATAGAAAAACCATTATTAGTGCTACCAGCCGAAAAGATAGTTGAGGCACCAGGTGTGCTTCCTCCTACTGTTGTTGTGCCACCTGAATCAACTTGTGCTCCAGTAAGATCCACACTTGCTTGTCCGCCACTACTACTTGTCATTGTTACATCAAGATATTTTTCTACAGTAGTATCTGTTCCAACATCTGAAACAACAATAGTAGATGAATCAGAATTAGAAAAATTTGTAGTTCCTGTGTGAGTGGCATCTGTTTGTTCTAAAGTAGAAGTTTTTAATGTTGATTGAACATTACCAGAGCCTTTTAATTCTAAAGCAGTGCTTGAATTTTGTGTTAAAGGAGAACCAGCTGAGTTTAATAATGTTTTACCATCTGTATCTAATATAATTTTTTTATGAGCAGAATCATTATTCATGGTTAAGTTACCACTAATATTTTCGTTTAACTTAAAATATTGAAGAGGAAGTTTTGATTTTGCTGTACCAGCTATATCATTTAAAACACCAGAGTTACTATCAACTAAAGATTGAGTTACTTCTGTAAAGCCAACATTTGATACCAAAGGTATAGACATTAATCACCTAAAACTTAACTGTTTCTGTAAAAGAAAAACTTGTTCCATTATATATACCTATTGCTAGTTCAGCACTACTACCTAAAGAAATACCTCTTGACACATTGTCTCCCGATAAGGCGGTACTTCCATCTCCAGCGTTCCAGTTTATAGTCATACTATTTGCTGAAGTTTTTTTATCAATAATAACATATTGTCCAGCTACCAAATTATCAGTTTGCACATTTATTGTTTGAGTGCCACTAGAAACTACGACTTGTTGATAAACAGATGTAGCTGCACCTGCTATCACATCTAACGCTCCAGAGATTGTAGCAAGTGATTTTACTTCAACTAGATTTTGATTAAAGTAAGTTGAAAATGTGGCGGCAGTTGTTTGTCTCATCGTGCCACCATCATTTGTAAGGATACCATCACCTGCTGCAACAGCCGTGGTTCCGATAGTACTTCCACCTGCTAATAAAGCTAACTCTGCTTGAGTAACCTTTGTACCACCAGTCGATATATCTGACAAAAGATCAAACACATCTGCGTTATTAGTTCCTTTTCCATCTGCATAAATAAAAGCTTTTGCACCATCTGGTACAGCAACACCAGTGTTAGCTGCTCTTTGTTTAAAAGTTACAGTGGATCCTGATCCATTGTGAACAATGTAAAAAGCTTCTCTATCGTCTGGGTGTATCGTTAAAATAGATGCACCACCTCCGCCATTTGTTAACTTTAAAACTCTTGTGTGACCATTAGAAGTTTTGTCTCCATCAGTTACAGTTATGTTCATAGCACCTGTTACAGCTACATCTGTCACGCCATTCAACGCTTTGTCAATAATTTCTAAATTATTATTGGTGGTTGTACCCCAGGTTCCCGATTGTTCGCCAACCCCTATGAGTTCTATTCCACTATTGTCTGTATATTGACTTGCCATTTTTACCTCATGCGTTTATTTCTTCATATGTTTCTGTTGTTGGTGACGTAATTTCTGTATAACTTTCAGAGCCACTTGGTGATATTGTATTAAAAGTTTCAGAGCCACTCGGAGTAACTGGACTGTAACTTTCGTTTGCACTTGGTGTAATTTCATCAAAAGTTGCAACATTTAAGTTTAAAGCTCTCCTTCTACTAACAACAGTATCATCTTTATCAATAACATCTTCGTATAATAACTCACCTAAAGTTGATTTAATAAAATTAAACTCTTGGCTTGATATACCCACCCCTATCTTAATACTATTTGCCGTCTGTGTAAACTGTCCAGTTTGTTCACTTGTGCCTGTTCTTAATCTTACACCAGAAGAAGTTTCTGTAAAATTGCTTGATACTTCAGCAGAAGAAACAGCTATCTTTATACCATCTGTTGTCTGTGTGTTTGTAAAACTTATATCTGATTCACCAGAAGCTATTCTTATAGCGTCAGAGGTTTTTGTAAAATCACTGCTTAAACTACTTACACCAGCTAATATACCCACTCCTACAGCAGCTTTAGATGAAATACCACTCATTTCGGAAGAAGTGATTGCTATCTTTATACCAGCACTTGTTTCTGTAAAATCAGATGTAATATCCGCAGAAGTAATAGCTATTTTAATACCAGCAGTTGTTTGTGTATTTGAAGAAGATAGCTCTCCTACACCAGACAAAATTATATTTCCTATTCCTGTTTGTGTGTTGATAAAACTAATATCAGAAGTTCCTACAGCTATTTTAATAGCATCGCTTGTTTCAATAAAGTTTGAGCTTTGACTTGATGTTCCTAACCTTAACCTTAATGCCGAAGAAGTTTGGGTATTATTAAAATTAATATCTGAAACTCCAGTTGCTACCTTAATGGCATTAGATGTTTCTGTAAAATTGCCACTTATATCTGCAATACCTGCAAGTATACCAACACCAACAGATTGCTTAGAAGCAATACCAGACATCTCAGCAGAGCTAACACCTATTTTTATAGCGGCAGAAGTTTCTGTAAAATTTAAACTTTGAGTCGAAACACCAAGAAAAACAGTTCCAATGGCTCCAAAAGGCTGTGCTGAAAAAGCATTAAAGCCTAGCATTACTCAGTATCCGTTGGTTTTGTTGGAAAAGCAAAACCTTCGTCATCCATACTTTTGTATGTTTTTGTTATATCTCTAAGTTCTTGTCTGTATTTAGTCCAAGCTGATGGAATAGATGTGCTAGTTTCTTGAGCTTTAATAACTACCCAATCGCTTTCATTTAAAAGCAAATCTCTTTCCATCCTTAATTTATTTAAGTTAGCAGTCATTATCCTGCAATCTCCATAGCTGTAATAGTTGAAATAACTCTTGAATTGTAAGCAGCATCTACATCATTTTGTGTTGAATTAACAACTAAAGCAGTAGTGTTTGGATTGTTTGCATTTTTTCCTTGCACACTATAAGTTAGCTCTGATGTAGAACTTGGACTATCTAAAACTTGCATTACTTTACTTTCAATATTGTAATGATCATTAAAAGAAGAGCTACCATAAATATGTGTCATACCTAGCATTCTATTTCCTGCTGTACTTGGTTCTACTATAGTGCTTCCCCCTCTAGCAATTCTAAAAGTAAGGTGATAACCTGCAACTGAAATTTGTAAGGTGGCGATAACATATATTTTACTAGAGGTAGATGATGGAGTAATATTTACAGTTAATCCACTTACATTTTCAAAACTTGCATCAAAATCTGCACTATCTGTTTTATCAGTTTTATTCGTGCTTACAAGTTGTAAAACTTTACCTGAAAAACCACCACCTATAAACTTTGCTAAATCTGCTGCTTTACTCATGCTAAGTCTCCATGTATTACAACTGATGCAGCATCAACATCTTGTGCTGAATTTGATACATTTCTTGCATATAATTCTTGAGAGGATGTAGTGCTGCCTGCATCAATTAAAAACCTTAATCCTGATGAGCTTGTTCCTTCACCATCTCCAAATGTACAAGTGTATTTTGTATTACCCATAGCATTAGTGAAATTAACTCCATAGTCACCTGTAGCATCATCATCTGTTGAACTTACATTAAAACTATCCCCAATAGTTGCTCCACTTGCAGTGCCATCATATTCAACCCATGCTTTAGCACTACCATTGAACACCACACTCGTAGCAACACTATTATTGCCATTCGCATCTTTTAATGTATTTACTCTTAATTCACTAGCCATTATGCTAAATCTCCGTGTAAAACAAAACTTGCTCTGTCTGGATCTTGAAAAGTAGGAGTATAGTCTAACCAAGAACAAACATAAGTAGTTGTTGTATTAGCAGTAAATGTAGCACCATTATTCATCTGCGTTTGACCCCAGCCATACCTATTGGTGGTTAGTCCACCATTAGTCTGAGTTGTTGTATAATTAATTGTATTCATTGCATTAGTTATATTAAGAGTTGCATACCCAAGGGCTGAATCTGTAGTTGAGCTATGATTAAATGAGTCATCTTCACTTGGTGTGCCACCTGAATATGAAATTCGTAACCAACCTTTAGTCATTCCAGCCATAGTATCTTGTGTGCTACCAGATGTCTTTCCTATGCTATCTACTTTTAATATACTTGCCATTATGCTAGGTCTCCTAATGAAAAACAGTACGCATATGTTCCATCTATATATCCTCCACTAACGTGATTAGTAAAATCATATAAACTGGTTGTGTTAGTAAATGCCCAATTAACTTTACAAGGTGTTGAATTATAAGCACCCCAACTATCCCCATTATAAGCATTTCCGTATCCATGTGCTTGATATTCATCAAGACTAGTATACGCTGATGTTAAAGTTACAGCCATTCTACCTGCTGAACCATCAGTTACACTACTAACATTAAAACTGTCTTTTATAGTACTAGCCACCTGATTATAATACAGTCTCTGTTTTACTAACCCTTCTTGCAGATTAGTCGTAGCAGAGCCTACATCTTGAACAGTAATAGAGCCTTCTGTTGTTTTTCCTTTTATAGTATCTACATTAAGTTGGCTTGTCATACAATACTCCAATAACCATTAACAGTAACTGTAGCGTTCTGTGTAATAGGACCTGCACTAACTCCATTTTCATCTGAGTCTATAGTTATATCTGCACTAATAGTCTGACCATTTAATCTGATTATACTGTTGTTTCCTTTAAAAGGATATCTTGTATCTGCTTCTGCTTTTGTATAAGAGTTGGCAACAGAAAATACATCATAGACAACCATTTCTACAATATCATTTAAACTTGCTCCAGTAACTAATACTACTGTTGTTCCAGTGGTTGCAGCATAGTCTGTTCCTGGTACAAGCAATACACCATTCTGATAAACATCCATGTACCTTGAGTCATTATAACTTAGAGTTAAAGAGTTGGCATCTGATCCACTAAAGCTAGTTTGATTAGCTGAAGCTTGATACTGAAATCTACTTCTTACTCCAAAATTTTGTGATCTTCCTATATATGGCATGGTTTATCCTTTTGGGTACTTATCTTTAATGGCTTTAATTGTTTTCTTCCAACCATCTATACCATTGTGGTATAAATCATCTAATTGGTCTTTAATCGATGGATACTCAGATTCTCTTTTTCTTTGATATTCTTTACTGTTGTATTCTGTTATAAGTTCTTTTTGTTTTGCAAGAATATCTGAGTTAGCTATAGGAGTAGTACCATGAAGCCATGTAATTTTTGATATATCATCATTTTCAACACTCACTGCTGCCTTTGAATTTATAGCTAAAATTGCACTTATAATATCTGTCATCCTACAATCTCCATCGCTGTTAAATAAGATTTAGATGTATTCATATAATCTGTATTAGTTTCATAGTGCATTCTGTTAATATAAATTGTTAAATTATCTCTATTGTCATTAACGTAAACTGAGTATGTTTGTTGACTTGTTGAACTTGGACTATGTAAATATTGAGGAGAAGCCTGCATCCTTCCATAATTACTAAATGGTGTGTCTCCAACAGCAAACCAACACCCCACATCGTTACTGCCATAAGTAGCATCATCTGCTGAAGCATCAGATAAATGTGCATCATTTACATACAATCTACCTGAAAAAACATACCCAGACCCATTTCCTGCTACATTAAGATTAGCTGTTACAAGAATTTTTGAAGAAGTAGATAACGGAGTTATAGCTGCTTCAAGTCCTGTTATTTTTGTGTAATTCCCAGAAGTAGCTAACGCAAGTCTAGTTTTTATAGAATTTTGAACAACCTGTATAATACTTCCCGAAGGCATCCCACCATCAGCTATTTTAGTCAAAGCCATGCTTTACTCCTTATGCGTATGGACTATCGCCTAATACAGAGGTATCCCATGCTGCTTTGAGCTTTGCGATTGTATCTGCACTTGATATAGCACTTGCTGCTGGTGCATCTCTCAGTGCTTTCTTTTTAGCCACACTTGCAGTTTTTGCACTTGCGTCATCTGCTTCTAATGCTTTCATGTATACAACGTCTTCTGCTTCTAATAGTGGCTTTCTTACCTCTCTGATTTTATCTTGAAATATCTTTTTAGCTTCAGTCATGTCTTCAGATATAACCTTGCCATCAAGTTTCCAAGCACCTCTAAAGTGTCTATCAGAAGGAACAGTCACAGTAGAAGCATCTACAGTTGCTCCATCTTTATCTGTTATATATGTTTTAGTTGTCATGTTTGCTCCTTATGCTGCTTCATTATCAATCTTCCAAGCATTACGCCATTCTCTTGTACTTGGTAGTTGATCCTTTTTACAAATAACTAATCTCTGTCGATTAGCTTTTTCATAATCTCTCCACACTCTTTGTGGTACGTCTTTCATAATTAAATACTCTATTGCTTGTTCTTCCGTCATTTTACCAATAGGCTTGGTTTTGTGCAATAGATAACCTCTTGTATGTTTTTTAAAATCTGGCTTGGCTTCATCTTCTGCTAATAACCAGTACACCTCTACTGGTGGTAGTATACCACCTTGTAATGCACAAGCCATCCAGTTTAGATCTGGTACAGTTATCTTAGCAGGTGCTTCAGGATCTTCAGGATCTTCCCATACAATACGATAGTCTGATTGTACACCTTCCAAGTTTTCTTTTGCCCAACACAACCTATCCCATAAATGTGTGCCTTGAAACTTTGGTGTTTTTATTTCTGTCATGCTAAGTCTCCATGTATTTGTGTGGATATGCTATTTGCATCTGCACCACTATTAACAGAAGCTGTATTTGTAGTAAAAAACTGCCCAGAGCTAGAGGTTGAACGAGCATGACTTCCTGCTATTTCTGTGCCACTTAGCAATCCAAATGTACTTTCATCAACTATTGCGGCACCACCAAAAGAAAAGTTTGCATTACCCATGTTATTCGTAAATGCGTATTTGTATTGACCTCCACCTATGTCTGTAAGTGTGCTTGAATTAAAACTATCTGCATACGCAATAGTTCCTGCTGACCCATCAAAAAAATTCCATGCTTTAGCACTACCATTAAAAATATAACTCGTATTAATAGACTTTTCTGTACCAGACTTAACTGAATCAGATGTTGTTAATGTATCAAATGCTATTGTTCCGTTTGCCATTATGCTAAGTCTCCATGAACTAAAATACCATTATGATAAGCGTCTTGTTCGCCACCATTAACGTATTGAGAAGCAATTCTAAAAGACCCTGTTGCCATATTACTTGCTCCTGAATAACGACTATATTCATCATAAGCCAATGTTCCATTATAATGTGACATTGCGTTTATCGAATAAGTTGTATTTACCATATCATTCGCAATAGATACATCAATGTGACCTTCTAAAGCATCTGTAATACTTGTAACATTAAATGTATCACCTGATGTTACTGAACCTAGTACATCACCTCTTTGGTCAAAAGATCCCCACATTTTTGCCAGCCCTTGTTGTAAGTTCGTTGTGGTAGAACCGCCCTCTCCTGTAACAACAATGCTCCCTGCTGAAGTTGTACCTGTTAAGGTGTTTGTCTTAATGGTACTCATGCTAGGTCTCCAAACGCTTGTCCACAAACATGGTTTCTATCTTGTTGAGAAGATGAAAAAATGTTCAAATTTATCTGTGATGCAGACTCTGCTACACATTGAAAGTTACTATCTCTATTAGCAGAAATTGGTATATCATGTGCACAAGTTCCTGTTGATGAATAATTAGCACTATCCATAGCATTAGTAAAAACTTGGTCGTAATTTCCTGTTCCGTTATCTACTATTGAACTTACATTAAAACTATCTCTTATTGCTATGGTAGAAGTTCCATTCATATTTAACCATGACTTAGCTGCGTGTTGATTAGTAAGTGTTACTGCACCACCACCTGTGCTTTGTACTGTATCTACTTTAATTGTACTCACGAAGTCACCAACCTTCCACCATTTTCAACTGTAAGAGTTACACCAGATGCAACTGTAAGTGGACCTGTTACTTGTGCGTTCTCTGTGGCAAGTATTGTTGTATTAGATGTTAAACTTTGTGCATTGGTTCTAAATATACCACCAGATTTAAAATTACCTTTGTTTTCTGCTGCTGGTGTTATTGTTCCAAAGGTTCTGCCAAAAAACATAACGAATATATTATTACCAGAGTTATTGCTTGGGGCCGCACTAAATGTTAATGTTGTTCCATCTGGCACTGTATAAGCTCCAGTTGGCTCTTGCACCACACCATCTACAGATACAACAATATCTTGTTCTGAACTTACAGTTTGATTTAATGTAAAGGTTGTTGTACTGCCATCACCACTAAACTCTTGTCTTGTTGGTAAGCTCTCAAAAGCTGGTGATATATTGTTACCAATCAAAGGCATGACTTACTCCTATTCACTAATTGTGTCTACAACTGACACCCATACATCAGCAGAACTTGCTGTATTACTCTTAACTTTTAACGCATCACCACTAACCATTACAATCTTAGCACCACCATCAAGAACTTGTAGACTTGATCCAGCAGGTATTGGTGCATCTTTTACAATATGTATATCATTAGAGCCATCATTAATATAAACCTCTACAGTTATTTGTGAGGTGGTTACGTTAGCTATTGTTATCCCTACTATGGCATCATCTGAGTTTGCTGTTCTGAGTGTAACTGCACTTGTTCCAACTGCGTTTGAGGTATTTCGTTCAAAGTCTTGTGCCATTCTTTACTCCTATAACGCTATAGCCATTGCTACTGCAAAACCTTTTGATGCACCACCAGAGGTTATTCCTAAATTAGATGGCGTAATCTTTTTCATTGTACCACCATCATCTACTAAAACAAAGTCTGCATCACTACTTGATGTTGTGGTTGATGGTGTGTCTGAGTTACCTGTTGTTAACACTGTTCCAGTCGCATCAGGTAATGTAACTGTTCTATCTGCTGTTGGGTCTGTAACAGTTAGCGTTGTTTCATTTGCATTTGAAGTTGCACCTTCAAAGATTAAATCTGCACCTGTTCCAAGTTGAATGTCATACTGTTGTACTCCTATATCAGTAATACTATTCATATTACCAGTAGTTATCACTGTTCCAGTTGCATCAGGTAAAGTAATAGTTCTATCTGCTGTTGGACCTGCAACTGCTAAATCAGTTTCAAAATTGTTATAAGCACTTCCTTCAAATCTAATTTTATAAGGAGAACCTATATATAAATCATTGTAAAATTGAGCTAAACCAAAAGACAAACGAAAAGCAACTATATCAGAACCAGAGTTTTTATACATAAAGTCCATTTGACCATACTCTCCACCATCAGTAACTCCAGAATTTCTCACATCTATTCGAGCATATTCTACTTTTTCATCAGCATCATTTTCTGCAAAAAATTGTATTTGACCTACATCATCAGAACTTGCAGGTGAAGCACTATTACGATAAAGTGATAAAGTAGGTGCTGCAGATGCACCTGCATCTGTAGATGTAAGTGTTAAATCGCCATTAACATCTACACCCGTTGATTTTGTTTCTAATATATTTGTAGAACTGTGATGTAATTTTACGCCTGAATTACCACCATATATTTCTGTTCCTGCAAAATATCCAGTTCCTGACTGTCCAAACTTTAATGCCGAGTTTGCTGTTGCGTCTACAATAGTTCTAATATATCCACCAGTACCCAGTACAATTCTAGCACCACTGTGCAATGCTAACCCTACTGCTGTAGAAGTATCACTTCCACTTGAACCCGGTGGGTCATAGGTCACACCCCCCTCGCCTTCAAGAACACCTGCATCTAGTTTGCCTGATACTGTTGCACCAGTAGATGTAGTTTCAAACTTTTTAACATTATCATAATAAAGGTCTACTGACCCATTTTCAGTTGCATCAATTAATTTTTCACTACCATTAGAAGCATTTACAGCAAGACGGCTTGTTTGAACTTTTAATTGACCAGTTCCGTTATCATGGATTATAGACTTGCTTCCATCATGGTATATTTGTAAATCACCACCAGTTCCAAAAACTGCTTTTACATTATCTGCAAACTCAAGAGCATCATCTGATTTATCAAAGACT